TTTACAGCACCTTTTCTGTCTACAATTTTTGCGCCGTAGACAAGCTTTATTTTTTCCTGTTTGCAATGAGGGCAGCACTGCTTGCCTTCTGCTGTTGTTCCAAGTAGATATTTCACTGTTGCTCCTCCGTTACAGCCAGGAATTTTAACACTCTGCCTGTATTACTGATTCTATATTCTTCCAGATCGTCACGCTTCAGGTACTGCCTTCCATATAGCGACTTCATATTCTCCCATACAAGGAACGGCACGTTGTAAAAATCTGTCAGATTAAACGATACCAGGATAAAGCACCTTGCTCCTAAAAAATGATGAACCTTTAGGTATTCAAGCTGGTGCGGTTCAAGTCTGCTTCGCAGCATCTTGTCGCCGTCGGTGTGCTTCGCTTCAAAGCACACCGCTAAACCGCCTCTAAGAGTCCCCTTGTAGTCAACACCGCTTTTCTTTGCATAGTTGGCAATGAACTGTCCATGCGCTCCATAAGGGCGGATATAATGTACAGGTTCGCTCTGTTTCTCTATCTTCGCAATGCCGTGTTCCTCGTAATACCGGCAGCCTGCGTCAATCATCTTTTCAAAGAATGAACCGCTTGCCTTACTCCGCTTGCCTACAATGATACTTTTAAGCTGATTCATGTTTCTTGTACCCCTTGAATTTCATCCTGCTGAAAGCGTATCTCAGATAAGCTAAGTCCTGAAGCACATCAATGTATTCAATTTTATCAACATACACCTTGCTTCTTCCCCACGTGCTAATCAGCTTCATGCTAGGATTGTAGGTCTGGTGATATATCGTTTTGTACAAAAAACAATATTCACTGCAAATCTTCTTGAAATCATCTTTCTTTAATTCGATTTCAGTGAACGCCAGCTTACGCAAGCGGTTAACTTCGTCTTTAATCTTCATTCTGCACCTCGCTTAAAACGGAATTTCCTCATTAAAAGGTACTGCGCTGCCAAAACCTTGGAAGTCCTGGCTTTCTTCTCCCGGTGTATGCTGAGATTCGCCGCCTTGCTCTCTACGCTCAATGAATTCAAAGTGCTCCGCAATGACCTCGGTTACATACTTCTTTTGACCGTCTTTAGCTTCATAACTGCGAATTTGCAGTCTGCCTTCAACTAACACACGCTTTCCCTTGCTAAGGTAGTTGCCACAGATTTCAGCTTGTTTACCCCAAATAACAACAGGGATAAAATCCGCTTCACGCTGCTTGTCTTTCGAATAAGGTCTGTCCACAGCAAGCGTGAACTGAGCAACAACCTTGCTTGTAGAAGTGTATCTTACCTCCGGGTCTTTTGTCAGTCTGCCTAATAAAACGATTTTGTTCATGCTTTTTGTTCCTTTCTCTTTAACGGATTGTCCTGGCAGAAAATTTCGCCGCCTTCTTTTTTGATTTTTGCTTTGATTTCGGCAATAGCTTTATGCAGATAATAAACCTCACCGCTGTCATGATACATATTGATATAGAAATTTACTATTGTCGTAAAATATCTCTTATCTTTATCACGATTTGCACTTTCAGTGATTCTCGTAAGCTCTTTATCGTCCATAATTCCCTCCTATAATCCTAATAATTTGTTAGTCGCAGCAAAGCCTTCCGCAACCTTCTTCCTGCGTCTGCTTGCGTGTGTAACCTCTACCGGGTGGCACATCTGCAAAATGCGGTCATAGATTCTTGTTTCCGTTATCGTCTGCGGCTTTTTGATTGCTTCAATCGGCAAATTCGTTGTGATGATTGTAGGCAATCCGCTCCGGCAACGGCTGTCGATGATCTGGAACACCAGCTCCTGAGCAAACTCCGTGCGCCGTTCTGCTCCTAAATCATCAAGCACTAACAACTCAAATTGATTAAATCCATCAAGATACGCTTGCTTTTGTTCAGTGCCCCACAAGGTATTGAACACTCTGCCAAAATTAGTCATTAAGCAAGCTACACCTTTATCAATCAGTGCATTGACAACACACGCAGCAGCGAACGTCTTTCCGCTCCCGGAATTTCCGTAAAGCAGCAATCCTTTATGCATCCTGCGAAAATCATCGTAGTGCTCAACAAAATTCTTCATTGCTCGCATCGTCCGCTCATCTGCGCCGTCATCATGGCTGAAAGTCTGTGACTGAAGCTCACGCTCCGGGAAGCCAGCTTTTCTAAGCTCTTGTACCCTAGCAAGTCGCTTTTCATGTTCCTCACGTTCACGCTCTGCCTGAAGCTCTTCCGCTCTGCACTTGCAGATACAAGTTACAGTTCGTTCAACGCCAAACAAGAAACCTCTGCATTGCTTCGGCGTGTGACATTTACCACACATAAGCAATCCGTTTTCGTAATAATCATTTTCGTTTTGCTTATTAAGCTGTGAAGCATTTTTAGCAATGTGATCTACAGCAAGCGTAATCGAATTCTGAACATCATTCGCATTCATGCTATCACCTCACTAAAAATATTTGTCCAGGTCTGTTTGGTCGTCCGGCGGTTTCTTTGGCTTTTGATTGTCACCGCTCGCAAGGTTTCTTGCAACTCCCTCACAATAGGCTATTGACTTCTTTCCTTGCTGCGCTGTTATTGTTACCGCTTGCATAGCTATTAGCTCGCCGTGCTCCTTAACAATAGCCTGTAACCGCTCTGCAATATATGGCGTTATCGGCGTAACATTTTGATTCCAAAAGCCAACAGGATTATTATCGCTCGTAACATTTTCGTAACTGTTACACGTAACAACAGAATTTTCATTGCAACAACCACTACTAAAGTTGTTGTTGTTACTCTTACTCTTATTCTCTTTCTTATTCTTACTCTTATTCTTATCCGTAACATCTGTGTTTGTTACATCGTTGTTACACGTAACATCTTGACTTGTTACGCTTTTGTTACACGTAACATCTTCGTAACATTCCGTAACATTTGCATTTGTTACATCAGTGTTACATGTTTTGGATTCCCTCTCACGCTGCCTTTTAGCTCTCATTGCTTCCTTGCACCGTTCACGCTCCTTAAGCTTTGAAAGCTCTTCAGCGTTCTGATGCTCACTCCAGCCTACAATATAGATATATCCGTTGTCCTCTATATCAATCATGTTGTACTGCCGAAATACTTCTAAAGCAGTTTCCGCAATTTTAGGCTTAAAACCACCAACAGCAGCTAAGGTTTTAGGTGTATACGCTACACCTTCGGTAGCGTATACATAACCACCATCGTTTTTTTTACGAGCTAAAGCTAACAAGAAGAACCACATTAATGCCAGGCTATCACCAATCTTCGTATCAGCACGAAGTATCTTGATTTTTTCGCTGTCGAATACATCAGCGCTAACCTTGAACCAGTTCTCCATGTCGCCCTCCTACAATAACTTCTTCCATAATGGTTGCCGTCTAAGTAACCTTACATACTTCATAAGTGCTTTCTTTCTCATGCAGTCTGCCCCATTTCTTCAAGTAAGGTCTTAATAGCCGTATGAGCAAGCGCATATTGAGGAATTGTAACCATTTTTTCAAGCTCTTCAATAGTCAAGTCCTTAATGTTTTTGTATGCAGCAAGCGGTCTGCCGTTCTTATCGTGACCATTAGCAACAGTTACAACAATCTCACCTTGAGGGGTAATCTTAACAAATTTATCTCCGGTAGCTTGCGGTTGAGCTTTAGGCTTCTGCTCTGTGTTTTTGGCTTTAAAATCTTGCTTCGGTTCCGGTGCACAAGCTGAATTTCCGTCATCGTCCTCTTGCGCAAGTCCAAGAGCCGCTGCAAGGCTGTATCTTCTAGCATATGTCAGCGTACTGCCAAAACCCTGGGCATCATTTTTCTGAATAGGATAACTGCTCGTTACCTTAATAAATTGACCGCTGCTATGCATGATCAGTGTAGTAACAGCAAGCTTATTATTTTCTACAATTCCTTCGTTAGCCTGGAATATACTTAAGCCGTTCTTGCTAAGCGGCTCACGTGCTACGTTCAGGCATTCCGCTAAATCCGCATATTTGCTTTTAAAAAACGGATTGTCACAGCCTTTAACAGCATTTTTCATTTCGCCCTGAGCCTTTGCTAAAGATTCAGCCAAAGCGTCGATTTTTTCGCTCATTTCCATTTAAATCACCTTTCCTTCCTTAACCAGCTCTTCAAGTCTGCTATGAAGCTTAAGAGTTGTTTCAGCATCCCAGTGACAGCATTCACGATAGCTGCCAACTTTAGGATATGTTTGCATATTCACCGACAAGCTGTTAACGTTATAGCTTAATACATCACCTTCACGCACAGCCTGTTTTTCCTGGTGGTATCCGAAGTGTTGATACTTACATTTGCCATCCCTGGTACAATGTGCGCAAGTCTTAAAGTCTTTCAACCAGCTCTCTTTCGTCTGCTTCTGTTCGCCGTGCTTTCTTTTTCTAAAAGCTTCAAATCCTTCCATGCTAAGTCCGCTGCGAGCTAACACGGCGTTAACCTGTTCATTAGTTACCATATACATCCTCCTTTTGAATTCCGAAACCAAGCTTTAAATCAGCATAGGCTTTGACTACTCTGCCTTGTGCAGTTGTATAGCCTTTTAGCTGAAGCTCTTTGTTCCATTCCCTTATAAGCGAGTAGCCTTTTCCAACGCCTACGCCTAAAAGGTTGGCAATGTCTTTAGCTGTGTAGAATCTGCTTTCCATGTTTGACAACCTCTTTTCCGTATGCTATACTATATATGACCTATTTTTTAAACCGATTTCCTTTCGACTTTATTTATAGGTTAAAGGCTCTCTATTAGCGTGGGGGGTCTTTTCTTTTTGCTCTTCTTCAATACCAATCAATACAAGTAAAGCCTGTGCACCTTCCCGGCATTCTTTTAAAAGACTGTCGCCTAGGTGCTTTTTTTGTACCGTTTTTGCTACCATTTGCGGAAACAATTCAACCACTTCTCCGACTTCTTTTTGCGCCCTCAACATATTCACTGCTAAATCATCAGCAGGAGGAATAAGTCCAAAAACGTCGCAGAACACAATGTTATTTTGCAGGTGCTGTACACGTAACCACGGTGTACGATAGAGTTTTGCCATTGCTAGTGCAATAACATCAGGGCATTGCCGCCAGTTAATCTCATAATCTTTCAAGCAGCTAGAAGAAATACCTAGTTTTTCTGCCGCCTTAACGCGGTTCAAACCTGCATATTCTCTAGCTGTTTTGTAGATATTAGTTTGAGTTTCAGACATCTTAAAAAACTCCTTTCTGGTATAATACAAGTATGGCAGTTAACCAATCGTTATAAATCTGCCATCATTGATTCTTCACTGTGTAGTAATTAACAGTGACTACATCTCCAGGCTGGAGATAACGGCGGTTGGCGGTCAGATGCTGGTTGTCTTTGCTCACGTTATACCAAAATTCATCGAAGCACATTCTTGTTTTGTTAAGCAGAAAATACTTATCAGCGATTCCATACATTGTTTCGCCTTCCTGTACAACGTGTGTGATTGTATGCCTTTGCACCTGGCTGTCCGAAAATCCGCCAACTAAACTAAGGCAAAACCATGTCGCTGCAATCAAGCAGCAGACTTTGAATGTCTTAACTAACATTCTTTATCACTCCTTTGTAGTAATTTCCAGCTTTTCTACTACCGTTAAGATTTTGTAATTTCCATGACGATAGCAAGCCCAAAAGCACTTACATGCTTCAGTCTCGTTTCTTTCGGTAAAAATATCAAGTCTTACCTTACCAGTTTCCAAACTTTGAAAAACTACTACCCAATCTTTACATTTATACATCTCTTCTTCCCTCCTTTACGCTTCCAAAAAGTAATCAACGCTTACGCCGAAGTATTCGGCGAGTTTTTGTAATGCTTCAACATTAGGTTTGTTTCTGCCATTTTTCCAAGTTGAAAAAGCTGAATTGCTAAGTCCTGTTGCCTTCGCAACTTGATAAGCAGTAACATTGTTTTTCTGCATTAATTCAGCAATTTTTCTATACATTTCAGCACTCCTTTCTTGACGTTCAATTTTGAACGTGATATACTTTAATTGACAAATGTAGAATATAGTAAAGTGTTGTACATTTGTAGATGTTTTTATTTTACTTTCTAGTAATATTATACTACATTGTTCTACTTTTGTAAAGTAGTTTATTGCGTTTTTGTGAAATATTTTGTCGAAATGAAATAGGTGAAAATGTACGAAAAATTTGAAATATTACTTAATTCAAAAGGTGTAACTGCATATCAGGTTGCCAAAGCAACGGGCGTTAGTAATTCCATGCTTTCATCATGGAAGAAAAATCGAACAACACCAAAAATGAATACGTTGCAGTTAATCGCCGATTATTTTAATGTCCCGGTGTCATATTTTTATAGTGACACAGAATATGCTCTCGGTGTAACAGAACAACAAGCAAAGTCCCTCGGCATAGACACTGAAGCAGTAAAGCAGCAGCTCAACGCCCAGCTTCTCGACGAACAGGCTATTGAGATTGCAAAACAGATTCAGAAGCTCGATGACACCCAAAAGATGGCTATCGAGCAAATTATAAAAGGGCTGTTGCAAGGCAAAGGCAAGGCCTGACTTCCCCTTCGCCAGCATGGCATAATACCTTGCAATCTAAAGGAAGGAGGTTAAAACGAAGTCGATGTCATACCACTAACGAGTATGCACAGCTGATTCGACAATTACCAACAGAGCATGTGTATTTTCTGCTACTCTGCATAGAAATTGCCAACCAACTGGTTGCAAAAAAAGCAAGCTGAAACTGTAAAATGCGGACTTAACGATTCAACTTGATGTTAGGGGGATTCTCTTTAGGGAGCCATTTTGTAGAAGAACTACAGCGATAAGAGGGCGTATATGTCCGTCCTCTTTTTCGTGTACAGAAAAGAGGTTATACAATGAAAAAATTCACAGTATTCATGCTGTTAGCACTTTGTTTGCTCACTGTTGCCTGCGGTGGTCCTTCAGCTAAAGAAGAAGCAGAACGGTTGCATAAAGACCACACGCTGGCTACAAGAGTGATTTGGAACGATAATTTTGTTCCTAAATTGAAAAAAATTCATAACGAATTACCGGAAGATAAAAAGGATGCAGAAGCAGCTAAACTAGCAGAAGAATACAAGCCGAAATTAGAAGATGCATACAAAAAAATTCAAGCTGAAAAAGTTCAAGACAAAAACAAACATCTTGCGGAGCTGATTCAGCAGCAAGATAAAAACTCGCTAGAATTTTTAAATTTGCTAATAATGCTCAACGATAAGCAGAATCTAAAAGAGCAAAACTGGCAGCAAGATTTCGCAAACGTAACAATGAGCTTGTTTAACACTAAATTAGAATATGACAACGAATATTCTAAAATCACTACCGGGAAAGGCACTTATGAATTAACATTAGCCAACTTCCAAAAAATCCATAAGGGAGATACATATCAGAAAGTTGCTGAAACATTCAAGATGCCCGGCGTTTTAAAAAGCTCAAGTTCATCTCAGCTTAGCTACGGACTTCACACCCTTAATACATGGGAATGGGAGCTTAATGATTCCAGGGTTAGTATAATTTTTGAAAATAATAAGGCAGAATTAATTCACCAATTCAATTTAAAGTAACAGACTATTCCCCTAGCCTGTTAAAAAAAATCACTAGCAGGCGTAAAGCCTGCTTTTGTGCTTTTTGAAATAAAAAAGGCTTGAAAAACAGTCTGAACATAAAATCCCAGGTTGCTTTTCAAGCCAGCGTTTTTATACAGTTTATATTACTATTTTTATAGATTAAAAATCTTATCAGAGCTTCATATTTAGCTTATATGAGCATTTAATTTTTACTAATATAAATATAAGCAGAAGCCTTGAAAAGTCGCTTATAAGCTAAATACTAAAGAGAATTTTTAGCGTTTTTGGCAAAAATTTACATGAAAGGAGCTGCAGAACATGACAGTAACAAAAAATCTGAAAACAGGAAAATGGGACTGTGCTTTTTGGTATAAGGATTGGCAAGGCGTACGCAAACATACAACAAAAAGAGGTTTTGACAAAAAGCGCGATGCTGAAAAATACGAAAGCGATATGAGAAACAAAACTCATACGCATGATCCGAAATTCAGTGAAGTTATTGCAGCATACCGGGAAGAGCTGGACAGCAAACTAAAGCTAGGAGAATTAAAGCAATCGACAGTTGACGGGAAAATCCAGGCATTGGAATATTACGTTCTCCCCTTCTTCGAAAATATGAACGTCGATAAAGTTACTCCGCTTCAAGTTATGCGTTGGCTTGCACTTCAAAATGAGAAATCAGAAAAAGAACGTCTTTCAAGCAGACTGCTAAACCGCATTCGCTCAGAGCTGAACCAGGTATTTGAATTCTCAAAAAGAAACTTCGGGACAAAAAATAACCCTGTCACTCTAACCGACAGGGTAAAGCCATATTCCAACGATACACGTGCAAAGTTATGGACAGTTGAACAGTATAAAGTTTTCTATGATGATATTGAGATAGCTTCGCATAGGGTGCTATTCAATATCATCTTTTGGGCAGGCTTGCGAATAGGTGAAGTTTTGGCACTAAAAATCGAGGATATATCTCCATATAAAATTCACGTTGACAAATCACTCATGAGGATAAACAATAAAGACGAATACGTCATCAGCACAACCAAGACAAGAAGCTCCGTTCGTGATGTTGAGATACCGAAATACCTCTATCATCAAATCATGGACTACATAAGCACCCTTTACAAGGTCAAAGCCGAAGATTATATCTTTGACGGCATAAAGCCGACGGCTATCAGAACATATATGCGCTATCACTGCATTAAGTTAGGCTTGCCAAGAATCAGCCCTCATATTCTCCGGCACAGCTATGCTTCCATGCTTTACGCAACTACCGGAGATATTTTGGCAGTCGCTGAACAGATTGGTCACGCAGATACAAATACAACCTTTAAATTTTATGCTCACATGATGCCTGAAGCTAATAGAAAGGCTGTCGACAAATTAGAGAGCTTAACTGTGGATAACTTGCCCCAAAATAGCGAATTTTAATTTTTGGAACTCATTTTGAACTCATTCGATAAAAAAAGAACCGCCAAACCCCATGAATACTAGGGTTTAGCGGTTTTTGTTTATAGTCCCTTTTACTGATTTTACCAAATCAGCCACTTTTTTGCAAGTGTTTTTTTACTGCATAGTGCATATCTTTTCGTTTATTTTTTTCATTTTTTTAGTTGCTTTTATTTTGGAACTCATTTGGAACTCACAAGCAAAAAAGCAGGCTGACTAAACCTGCTTTTTTTAGCCGTATGTAATAGTAAGAAGATAATTGAGATACCGAAATGGAAACAAATTCAAACTCTTAAATAGAAAAAGACACTTGCGCAAACGCAGATGCCTTTTTCCATAACTAGAACACATCTACAATGTTGGCTAGACACTTAATGAAAGACGTGAACTATTACTAGCATATATATAATATACCATTTTATTTTTTTTAGCAATTAGAAAATTATTGTCTTTCCTTTGCTCTCATTTGAGCTACCCATAAGTCAAGGACTTTTCCGCTAGGAGCATCAGGGTCACACATATAAGCTTTAGCAATCTTGACAAGTGTTCCGGTATCACCGCTGAACACTGCACCATAATCACTATACACCATATTCAGCACATAATACCAATCAGCTTTATGCTTGATATTATGCTGCTCTGCAAGTTGATTGGTCTGCTCATACGTCCAATGCTCACCATTAGTGCCATCCGTGTTCTGCATCTTGCTAACTGCAAGCTTTGCAAGTGCTTCGTCAAAGTGAGGGCCATAGGCTACGCAGTGCAGGTCATACAACGTGCGATAAAAAAGGTCTGGGCAATGCATCTTAAGCTTTTCTAATGCACTGCAAACAATTTCTTCCATTGCTCTCTCTTTTGTATCATCACCTATAATCTTGTTCCAATACTCTTTATAGGAGTGCATAACCACACCTCCTTACGCAAGCTTAACCACGCTAATAGCTGCCCTGTTAATTGTTGCCGCTGCCGTTGCCTGTACCTGTAAACTTGTTATGTTGTTTACTGCACAGCAAGAAGGACGAACACGAATCAGCGTAGTAAAAGAAATATTCACAGCTGTGTCAGCAACGCCAGTAACAATGCTTTCCGCACCATTAATAACAGAAGATGTGCTTTCCGTGGTACTCAGAAGCTGTAAGCCAACATTGCCAGCAGCAGCAGGAACAACATCAGCATTTACACTGACAAGGTACAGGCCACGAATCAGGCTAACACTAGAGCTTCCAGCAGGATGCTTAATAGCAACGCCAGTCAGAAGATTATTTATAGGAAAGCTAACAAAAGCATTAGCTGCAACAGACTGAGCAGCAACAGCCGCAGCGTTCAAAGAAGATTTTTCGTAGCAAATCATTTATTTTCACCTCTTTACGCAATCAAGGTATTTTCTTGATACCTTTAAATTTTATCGTTTTTTAAAGCAATAGGGACGGCTTGCACCGTCCCTAATACAGTGCAGTTAATGCACATAACTTATTTTTAGCCTACATTATAAGCGCAGCCACAAGCACCAGCTACATTGGCAGCGACACTTTGATACGGACTAGACGTAATATAAGCAGGTTGAGGATAAGGTCTCAGCGTGCCGATGAGAGCAGCACTCTGTGCTTGCTGACTTAATTGGAAGTTAGCGGTCTGCAAGTCGCGGTCGCGGTCTGAGAGCTTGTCTCTCAAATCTTGAATCTGGTTAGCTACCATAATTGCCCTGGTCTTTTCTCCGTCCTCTTTGACGGCGTTTACGATAGCACAAGTATTTTGTGCATTTTCGTAACGCACTGCGTCAATATTTCGGTTAGTTTCGTAGCCAAGAGAAGCAATAGCTTGTTTTTGCTCGCAGCAGCATTGCTGAGCGGCGAAACGATTTTGTGCAATCTCGCTGCCGAGCTGATAACCAGTCTGCATAATGTCTCGCTGAACACCGTTAAACCCATTCAGCATAGTGCTGTTCTGAGCGTAAAAACCATCACATAAGCCATTCTGAACACCACGAATACCGTCTTTAATATCCTGCATGGAAAATTGGTCTGCAATCTGATCACGTGTCATACTTCCATTAGCAAAAATTTCAGCACCCATGTTACCACGGTTATTCCAGTTGCCGCCCCAACCGCCCATAAGAGCGAAAAGAACGATAATCCACATAAACCACATACCGCCGCCCCAGCAGTCACCATAACCATTGTTTCGATTCATGTCCATTACAGGGACAATGTTTGCACCTTCCATGATTTTTTCACCTCCGTAAAAATCTATCTAAAGCTTCATTGCGCGCTTATTGAAGCCTTAAACCAAATTGACTTAAAAATTGATTAAGCTGTTCATCGTTCATGCCTTTTTGTTTGGCAAGATTCCTCACAAGAGTTTGCATCTGCTCTGGCGATTTACCTTGCCCCATCTGCATCGCCCTACTCATTAGCGGATTTTGTCCTGCGAACTGTTGCATTAGTCCCATTGGATTTCCTGCCTGCTGTACCATCTGCATCATCTGGAATATGTTCATCATTCGTCATTCCTCCAATCTGCTCTTCGAGCTTTTCAATGCGTCTTTGCAATGCCAGCACTGTGTTATTGTCAGCGTAGGCAGGAGCTTGCATACCACCGTCCTGCTGAAGCTGATAAACTCTAAAAATCGGCAAGCCGTCCATGCCTATAAGCTTTTCATAAATTTTTCCTTCGGCAGGAGCAGGAAAATATGTACTCGTTCCGTCAAGGTCAACTTGCGCTGCTCGTGCTTCTTCAATGCTTGTAACAGGTCTGCCTTTAATTTGCTGTACAGGCTGATATGCATTTGGCTGTGCAGGGGGCATCATTGCAGGCATTGGTTGTTGATACATTTGTTGTTGCTGTTGCAGATTAGCTAACCTCTGTTGCATCTGCTGTGTAGCTCCATAAGGATTGTAATAATTTCCGTACATCTTTATCACCTCACCTATATTTTAAGTGGTAGCAATAAAAACAATCCCTAAAGCTAAAGACACATTCTCCTATACATTCGGACATAATTTAGACACGATTCAGGCAGCAAAAAATGAGAAAAAAAAATAATCCCCATTAAGAAAAGCTTTTACACTTCTCTTAATGGGGATTACTTCATTTAGAAAGCACTCGATTAATAGCCTTATACGCAGTGCTTATTTCTCTGTCAACATTTTTAGTGGAGATGTTCAGCTCCATTGCGATTTGGTAATTCATTTTGCCGTCAACAAATTTCATCTCACAGATTTTCATTTGCCGTGGCGTTATCTTCGCTTCTTGAAGCACTGCATAAAATGAGCGGCGCGAGCTTTCGGTCATCCATACCCTCGCGCTTTTTAGCAGTTCTCTCATTAAATCACCTTTTTAAAACATAAGCAAGCAGTGCAATCAGACCGATGTTGGCAAACAACATTCCAGCCATGATATAAAACTGCTTATCAATAATTCTTTTGTTTTCAGCAAACAACATTGTTACCATACCAGCAGGCAAAACTTCCTGCTTAATATTTTCGTTATCATTCATCCTATCACCCCATATAATATATTTAATAAATATATTATATCACATCGACAAACAGACAGTCACTAATAAATCAAAGCATAATAAAAGCGTCCTGCTTTCACAGAACGCTCTAATGGATATCGAATGAAATCCACCAATCAACAGTTTTAAGCAGGAAGGAATTGCACCTTCATAGGCTATATCCGGCAGTGTTCGACTGCCCCACATTCGCTAACTCGTGGACTCTGCTTTGTGATTAAACACATAAAACCGATAAAGTTACAATATTGCGCACTACCATAACTTTATTCGAATGTTAATAATAACACTCATTACATTTATATTATACCACAGCTATTATCATTTTGCAACCGCACATGCAAGAACGAACACCGCACACCCTGCATACAAGTTACGTTGATGCTTAATTCTTCTCGTTCTCTTGCGTTCTAACTCCATTTGCTCGATCAACGTCTTGTATAATGCCTTGCTGTCGTCTAACGATTGTTTGGCATTCGCTAATGAGTTTTTGGAGCTGTTCAGTGCTTTCCTCGTTTCGTTTAGCTGTAACCTCGCTTCTGCTAATTGTTGCATCAGCTCGCTCGACGTGCTTTTCTGCGTCGCTAACATATCGCTCGCTATCTGCAATTTCGCTTCTAGCAGATTCGTTTCTTGCTTTAAGCTGTTCCACTGTTCCAGTGATATTGTTATCTGCTGAGGTGCCGCTTCTGCCGTGCCACCGCCAGTACATGTCATTACATATAAGGAAAATCCCAGCAACAATAAGACCAATCTTAACAGCTTTATCGATTTTACGTCTTGTTTCATCTTTCATTATAACCTCGTACGATTAATAAGTAAGCTTCGCCTACAAGCGACGGTTGAACGCTCATAGGCGAAGTGCTTTTGCGCAATTTGCGCCTTCTTGTAGATATTCAGGTTAAAGAGCAAAGTAATGATGCAGTGCGCCAAGCGTGAAGCCTATAATAAGGCCAGCCAAAAATTTTTTGTCAGTCACAAAAGATTTTACCGTTTCCATTGTATCACCTCCAATCATTATAAATGCGTCACCGACTATTACGCAAAAATTACCAGAAAATGCTACACGTATAGGAGAGAATAACTAAACCTCTTGTCGGTGACTATATCTAAAGCATGAGCTTTAAATCATCTTCCATTGCCAGCTTCACCATAGGCAGGTACGCCGTATGGTGAAGTTAAATCAATGCCAGCAACATACTCATAAGTAATTTGTGCTCTGTTTGCATAACCGGGGCGGTACATCTCGCCAACATCGGCAGCAATCCAGTAATAATTTTCAAACAGTTTATAGAGTGCTTCCAGGCTGCGCAGGTCGACACGTTCAAAACGATTCTCTAAAAAACGCTTTACAACATAAGTGCTAGTCGGGCACCACATACCGGCATAAATCAAGCAGCGTGTATCATCCAACGTCGGCACCTGCTGAAGCGCCTCGACGTATTGCAGGCAGTCACGTGATAATTGTTCCAACTGTGCCTGCTGTCCTGCTTCACTTCTCAAAAGCTCTTTCAGCATCGGCAGTTCGCCGCTTGCCTTAATGTCGATATAGGTTCTGCCGACAAAGTCTTCACCGCCGGGAATAGCCCTCAAAAGCTCATCGGCTCTGTTGCCTTCCCATTGTGACACGCCGATTGACGGATAAGCGTAGGCGGTAGACTTCGCCACGCTGTCATAGCCACCCTCGATACCTGTTGCGATAATGCCTTTGGCGATTTCTCTCGCAAGGCTTTTGTTCCAGTCCATAGCTATCACCTCACTCACTTTTTAAGCAGCGATTAGAAGCTTTTTTGTATACGTCCTCATACATTTCTTGCTTGTCGCCGTTGTATGTATACTCAGCATAAATACCGTCACCGCTCACGGTCGTTGATAACAACGCCTTGTAATTCTGCAACGTCTTGCACGCCCAAACCACATAGACATTCTCCAGCGTAATAGGCTGAACGTCGTTCGGGCCATGGTTAATGTTGTCGGATTGGTTATACCACTCCACTAATTTGTTTTTGCACACAGATTCAAAGTGCGCCATACCGGTAATAATCATAACTATCACTCCTTTAATTTCACTTCTTAATTTCACATTTTAGTTGTTTTGTTAAGTTGTTGCTTATCTTCTAAAATGTGTGTTAAATATGTGTCACTTGACTTTTTGCAACAACATCATTACACCTTAAAACCCTTGCTGCATCTAGCTTTCAGCGTTTTTAGCGAAAATTAGTCAAGTGCATTTTTGTAAAAAAGTCAAGTGGCGTTACTCAAAATTTACTCGTCATTCTTCACTTTCATTGCTTTAGTCTCTACATACTTGTTACCAAGCTGCGCAAGCATGAAAGATACACAAGCCATAGCAAAGGCTTCATAATTGCCCCACGTTTTTACAAAAAACGCAAGGTAAAGAGAAATTACACAGAACAAGACGAACGCCAGCACAGCGCATAGTCTGCCGATACTAAGCGTATTCTCGTCCTTTTTTAGCATATTTAATAGCTTCTTCATTTCTTATCCTTTCTGATGCGGCTCATAGTTCGGCAAGTCGTTAAGCTGTTCCATTAAGCCGTTAATAACGCCATTTTCTCCGAGAGCTTCATAGCTTCTAAAGCATGCGTTGATGCTTTCTAAAGCGTAAATGGGAATCCACTTCTTATCGTCGCAGTAATGGTTGTAAGCCTGGATGATTCTATCTCTCAGCAATGCTTGTAAGCCTGCCTTTAAGGCATTGTTTTCTTTTTGCTTTGCGCGATACAAAGCAAAAAGGTAGGAAATAACAGCGCCAGCAATAATGTTTATTACGGTTTGCATAGTTGATTCAAACATAAAACACCTCACCACTCCAATTTAGGCAACATCGCCAGCAGCTCCGACTCCGACGGCACGGCACGTCTGCCAGCGTTGACATCAGCTAATACGTCATAGCATAATCGCCACACCTTATCACGCCATGCAAGCACGATGTTTGCCTCACGCTTAAAAATCTCGTCAGTGCTATCTACATAACTGATGCACGTAAACACATCATCATAACCTCTTGCCTGTACAGCCTTGTCCATGTAATCCTGTACAAGGCGTGTATATTTAGCCTGCAAATCCTCAACGCCAAAATCAGCAGGCGTTAAGTTTAATTTTTTTGCCATTGATAGTCTGCTCATGCTGTCACCTCGTTTAATGCGATAAGATATTCTTCCTCATTCGGGACGGGCAAATGGTAGTCGCTGTTGCCAACAAACGTGATTTTATCGCCAGCCTTGCAGTCGACGGCATCAAAGCGGTTGTCCACCTCTGTTACTGTGACGATTGGCGTCGCAAGCTCATAGTAAATTGTGATATCATCGTCAACTAAATGCTTTTGAAAAGCTTCGGCTGACTGAATGCTGTCATTGCGCCAACAAAGATTATATGCGCTAGCACCATCGTTGATACACATCATGTCTACATCTACGTGTCTGCCTAATTCCATCGCGCTTGTATATCTGTTAATTTGTATAGTTTGAATAGGCTTGGAGCGTTCCTTAAGTTTGTCGCAAATCATAACAAAACAGGGGATATCATGTGATTGCACACGTTCCACTTGACAGCTAGCTAATTCGATAGACGGCACCACCCCTACCCTCTGCGTATGGCGTTGGTAATATTTGCCGTTCTGCTCGTAAAACTCTAAGCTGTCATATACACTGCCTGCTGATTTTAGGGAGATTTTGTTGGGCAGTGAGATAACCTTATCACCCACCTGTACATCTGTAACATCAGCTGACACGAGTGTGCCTGCATTGTAAGGGTAATCGGGACGCGTGAGCATTGCTTGAAATTGCTCTAACGTAGGCTCGTTACCTGCGCCAAACATTTGGGTAAGGTCGATACATTGAATGTTTTTGCATGAAATTGTAGCGCCGATGACTGTAGTAGCGCCTGCAGCACGCACTCCTACAACAGATTTTATTGATTTAGCGGCAATATTCATCGCAGCATAGCCGCTCCATTCCGTGCCGTGTAACACAACACTGTTTTCCGTCCCAAAAGCATCTTGGTAAACATAAGGACACAGTATGGTGTTGTTCTCACGGTCACTTTTTGCTTCAGCGTACATATAATATTTATGATTTTTTATAAATTTCACGAATTGAGCCACGCCCTGCCATTTCTCCGTCACAGTAAACATAGCAACATTATTATTGACAATTATTGGTTGTGTGCCATACACGCGCCAAACGCTATTTGCATCTATATCTGTTTCAAATTTTACATCTTGTATACTCTGATTACTCGCCACGCTCCGGCCGCCAATCAATTTGACGTCCATAACCTTAGCCCCGCTAGGCACATCCTTGCTGTACGCTGTCTCGCTGTCAGTCTCATAGCGGTGGGTAATGCCTTTGCCCAAGTCGTAAAGCACGGATATACGGCGGTTAGCGTGTTTTAGCTCAGCTTTAAGGTGCTCGTTGTCAGCCTGCAATGTATCAGCAGTATCTCTGATGCCGTCAGCCGCTCCCTGCGCCCTGTCAGCCTGTGCCGTTGCCTGTGTGATAATCTCTGCTCCCTGCGCATCAATATCGGCTTTTGCCTTAGTGATAACCTCAGCCATGGCCTGTGATGCATTGTCGAGCATTGTCTGCGTGTCAGTCTTGATTTGCCCTGCCTGCTCCATGTATGTTTGAGCATTGCCCGCCGCCTCGACCGCCTGACCTGTCAACTCAGTAACAGATTTTTTATCAGACGCCACCTGTTCAGCGTCACGATTAACTTGCTCCGCTTGCTCTGTGACCTGCTGTGCTGACAACTCTGCATTATCAGCAGATGCCCCGGCATCGGTAGAGTGTTTTTCTGCGCTCTTGTTGCTCTTCTCTGCGTTTGCAGCAGACTGAGCGGACTCGTAAGCACTGCTCTGAGCATTTATTTCGCTGGTCTTCGCGTTACCTTCGCTAAGCTTAGCATTGCCTTCAGACAGCGCGGCTTTCTTTTCAGATTCGGCAGCCTGCTTCGCAGATTCAGCAGCAGCTTTTGCACTTGCAGCAGCGTTAACCGTCAGCGCAGTTGTCGCGCCCTTGCTTGCCTCTGCATCATCAGCATAACCTCTTGCAGCATCTTCAGTTGGCTTCACTCTGAGCCGCCGCCTCTTTACTAGTCTCAGCAGCCTTTTCGCTCGCCTTAGCGTTCTTTTCAGACTGTAATGCTGCCGCCGCACTGTCTGCTGCTTCCTTCGCGCTCTGAGCGGCGTTGGTTGCGCTTGTAGCGGTCTTTAAACTCTCATCGCGTACCTTGCCAAGAACTTCTTCTAGATAAGTCGGCGTTAATCGTTCTTCGTCAGGATTATCAAAAGCTCGACCGGAGATAAGTAACAATTTGTCTTCTGCTGTTGCCGTTATATTCTTACCGTTGTTTCGTCCAACAACAGACATAATAACTTCGCCTTGATCAGAAATGCATTGGGCAGGAATGATACATTTGTTATCTTGGATATACATTTCATAGGTATTTTGCCCATCCTTAAATAATGCCCATTTTTCAAGTTCGGTCCAGTCAGAAGACTGAAAATCAAATAAACATTCAATAAAATTATTAGTTCCACACACAATTTTATTGCTGCTTAAAGTAAGGCGTTGTGTTTTTATAATAATTTTAATTTGCATTGTTTTAACCTCTTACAATTCTATGTTGTCGAGTTCAAAAACAGTTTTGCAAGCTTCTACTTCAGCCTGTTTTTTCCATCCTTCTTGCTTGCAACCTCCTATATGCATTGACAAATCAGCCATCCATTTCATGACCTGCGACGGATTAAGCCAAAATACAGATTTGCTGTTCTGCCCGTCAGCAACTCCGCGCACCGGGCAACCTGCAGGATATTTTTCCGCAAATTGTTCCGTGTTTACATTAAGAGCAATCCCTTGCATAGTAAGCTGAGTATCTACATCACTGTCATAGGTGACTTTTTTTCCACTTGCTTCACTAACAAAACCTCCAGTAATTTTACTTGCAGTCCACTCATCAATCTCTTTCAGTTTAAGTTTCTTTTGAAATGCTAAAATAAGTTCCTCATCATCTTTTGGGAAAACAACATCACCATTTTCATCAAGAGAAAAATCGGTGGGAGTAGCAGAAGAACTAATATTTTTAATAACATACTCGTCAACACCATTATCCATGCCTACAATATAGTTTTTCAAAGAATCTTCGGAAGCACTAATAGCAATACCTTTTTTGTTTTTAAACAAATAAAACATTTATTTCACCTCTTTAATACTTAACGCCATAAATTTCAATAATAGAGCAGTTTTGAGTTTCAGTGTACCAAATAGTATCTGTCGAAAGAGGATGAGTAGTTGTTCCAGATTGTACTCCCGAATACAGTAACCAATAAATAGAGTCAGTGTTCAAAAGATTAAAATAAGACCCCTCAGAAAATGCTTTTTGTAATTCCCAAACATCCCACAAAGTGTATTTTGAACTATTACCTCTATCATCATTGCCAACCACCAAAATCTTATCATACAGTGTGTAAGATTCTTTAAGCATTATTGTGCTTGGCATGTTGTCACTTCCACCAGATGTTGTCGGGAAAGAAGCATCACCACCATAAGCTTTGATTCCTGTACCTGTATTAATAATATTTCTTACATCTGTACCGCCATTTCTTGTTTTCATTGTGTCCCAATCAATCAACGCTACAAGGGTAGGTGTAGTGTTTCCTGCTAATTTGTCGAGCAAATCAGTCTTAACAAAAGCAAAATCATCACTCCCTACACTAGAGATATTTTTATTGAAACTGTTATAACTAGGAAATACATGAATTTTATCTAACTTACCTGTTGTACTTGCCATTTTTTTACCTCCTTATAAATCACTCACCGTTGCAGTCAACTCATTAATATCAGTGCCCCAACTAAATGTAACCCCATCAACAGAATCAGAAATATTAAGGGTCAGATTATACGTTTTCCCCGATGTAACAGCAACTATACTGTGCATGTCTTGATGGTCGGAGTTACCTTCATCCTCAAAACGGGAGTCACTATACCCACTGCCCCATATTTTTTTGTACTGTTGTTTATAACAGAAATTGCATAGCTATCCTCCTCTTCAAGTGGCGCATCCGCTGTTAAGCAATCTGCATCAACTTTAATTTTTGTAATACCAATTGGAACAGTAAAGGATGTAGAGGTTTCAGAAGAACTAAAGTGCTTTTCTCCTGTTATTACAGATATAAATTTCACTTCTAGCACTTCTATTGCCCCGTATTGCACGTTATATACCGCAGTATGTAAAACTCCACTACTATCAATATATTCAAATGTAAGCTTCTCTTTACTACCCCATGTTTTAAAGGACAGAGAGAATACCCCTAATTGATTAGTATGGTGTGTTTCTCCATTAACTGTAACTGTGCTTCCCATAATAGCATTATCATCTAAATAGCATCTACACGTCAATTCAGCTTTTTTATTTACTGTAGGTATATATGGTGTTGTTCCATCGTATTCAATAATAACAAAACCTTGTGTTCCGTCGCTTACTCTATATCTAAATGCACGGTCATTGTCATTACTATAAAAGGTATTTTTACCACCTGCGCCTACAACAATCTGAATAGTGCTGTTAGGAGTTACTTCAACCTCTGCATCTACAATAAATGCACCACTATTTCCTGCGACACCAATTTGATTAGAAGTTCCGTCAGTGTCATAAAAATGATAAGAGCCACCACCTGCACCATAGATGTTAAACGATTCAAAAGTTCCTGTAGGTGCATATGTTACGCTATCTTTAGTTCCAAGCACATCAGCATAGTAATACCCAACCTTTCCCATTACGTCTGCTAAAGTAGCAATACCATTCTTGTTAAGTAAAAAACCATATCCATGTACAGTAAAGTCTCTATTTCTAGCGGTAACATATTCCCCTCTTACACCATTTTTAGAAGCAACAGGCTGATTAACAGTCATTACATTACCACTTCTTAAAGTAGCAGTTGCACCTTGTCCTCCGGGGATAACATAACTGCCAACTTTCGTATCTCCGCCGTTTCCTGCTTGCATATCCAACGTGGGGCAGGAATTATAAGCACCAACAGTAATACCGCCTGCTCCACCACCACAACCAGTAACATATAATTTTGTAATTCTAGCAGGGATTCTCAAACTGTAAGTACCTACATTTTTATAGACAAGCCTTGTACGCTTTAACGTAACTACATCTTTATACAGTAGATACTTTGAGCCGTCTTTTTTTTGCATCTCAAAAACAGTTTTCGGAATGCTACTCATTTTTTGGGAATACTTATCTTTATCAACCTTATAAGATAAAATGCAAAATCCGTCTACACCGTTACCGCCTGTACTGCCTTTCGTAGAACTCGACTTACCAACAGGAGAACCACTATCAGCATAGTTGGATGTATTGCTCGCATTATAAATTCCACCTCTAGCAGTTACACCTAATGCAGAAGAATCCTCTCCTGTTGTACCATAAACATAGTTAGAATTATTGGCTGTTACACCCTTGCCACCTTTTCCACCAGCACCAATAGTAATAGTGTACTGTGTTCCAGGTATAACACTAATAACTCTTGTTACACGTTCTCCATAACCTATAGTCATTTCTACATCACCTCTTTTATTGCTCCCCAAAATTCTCGCAAGTAATCACAATAACATAATTCACCATCTTTCTGCACTGCAATGGGACAAATGCAACGGCAAATATCCAAATGCTCGCAAGTTTTGCATTTAACAGGCAGAAGTTCCTCAAAAATTTTTCTATGTTTTTCTTGCAACTCTATAAAGTTATCTGTAATATAACCCACAATTCTATCAGTATTGTGACACAGCATAACTTCTCCATTAAAATTTACACTAAGACTTACAATAGCAGGACGGCAAGGGGGATATGGATATTCATAAAATTCTTCTTTATCAAAATTCCTTACACGCAAAATTTTTGAGAAAAACCAATGTCTTGCATAAGGTGCAATTTTACTATCAGAATTAGCAAATAACCACAAATTCTTAACCGCTTTTTTTATTACACTAGGCTCAAATTGGTATAGGTCAAGTGGTGTATGCTCACTCAACACATTAATAAACCCACAAGTAATTTCTGTTTCGGGGAAAGTGTAATGTAGCCAATCAAAAGCTTCTACCATATTGTCATTAATAGCACTAAAAACAGTATTAACCGTTCTTTTTCTTATACGTAAAAACTTTTTGCAGGCTTCTTTACTAGGGACTGCATTTCTCGCCGCTCTTGCGTTTGGCGCATCATAACTCATAATAAACCAAATATTATTCTCATTACAGAAGTCAACTATCTCATCATTTAAAAGCAATCCGTTACTAAAAATCCTATAGCTAACATTCTTTACACCGTTTTTCTTAAATTCAAGCACAAGCTTCTTAATGGTTTCCCAATAAAGTAAAGGTTCTCCACCCCAAAAATATAATCGGCGAGGATTATTTTCAGCGTACTTCCAAGGCAGGTTACTCCACATAACTATAAAGTCTTTAACATCTTGTGATAACTCTTTTCCATGTGGAGAAAGATTAAAGCAACTTTTAATAGGTGTTTGAACACAATGCCTACATGACATATTACAAGCAGCCCCAAGTAAAAGATAAATAGCACCCAGGTCATTAAGGTCATGTATTTCTTCGCTAAAGTTTTTCATACGCACTTTAGTTGCCTTCGCCGCCACTGCCTTCTCCATAACTGCCGCCCCCACTTCCACTATTATTTCTGTTTTTGCCACGACCACCAGCTCCTGCTCCCGAAATTTCTACTGTAATTTCAGTAACACCTTCGGGAACAGTAAATGTATAAGTTCCAGCATTGCTCCATGATGTAACTACATCTACTTTATCAGCCATAATATACCTCTTATTCTGTATAGGTAATCATCGTTACGCCTATACTATCAATGCCAAGATTTTTTCTTGCAGCTTCAGGAGTTGTAGCTCCTGTGCCACCATTAGCAATAGGCAATGCACCGTCTGTATTGCCCAAACCTAAAACATTGCGAACGCCAGCAACAGTAGTTTGCCCGGTGCCACCACCAGCAATAGGAAGAACCTTAAATTTTGCGTCACCGCACAATGCCATGTCCTGCTTTCCTGCCGCTGGAATAGGAACAAGTCCCGCTTTGCCAGCGGCGTTAGATGTTGCCCCTTCCATATTAGCAATATTGACATTGCCTTTAGAATCGGGTTTTGCGCCATTAACCGAACGAACAAATTTTGCTTTTATTTGTCCTAAAAAATAGCTTAATCCGTCAAGGTCAATTAATTTTTGCAAGTTAGCCATTATGCCAGCTCCTTTGTAATCAAATTCTGAATTTCAGATTCAGTTGCCGTCTTCAGCTTGTAAGCCCTGGGAATAACTTCCCAGGTTACTGAGCCGTCGGTATAAGTTGCTCCGAGCACAGCTTCACGAAAATCTGGTTCACTTACAGCCGTATCGCCGCCAACAGTACATGCTAAGACAAGACTTTTAGGCAAGTTAGGTGACAATACGATGTCACCATTAACATAAGATGTATTGTTCTTGCGAATGTTTAAGCTGTTAAAAAGGTACTGACTTTTTAAATCACTCACATTCTGTAATTTGTTAAAGTATTCAAGCGGCGGCGCTTCTCCTTTGTCAAGATAGCCCCAACCACGCAGGTAATCAAGCTCAGGCCAAGAATCAATCATCTCACCAATGCTTGCGCTACTACCAAAAATCAAATCAAAAGTAGGCTGTTTCATTACCATTATTCAACAAGTCCCCCTTTCACCTTTATAATCCTTGCGAATGTTCCTTGATTAAATCCTTTAAATCTATAGGGATTTTCTCCGCTTCTACTAAAACCGAACGTATTCGCAGCATCGAACGAATATACATAAATAACGCCGATACCTGCGCCACGGATAATAAGGTTCAGTGCATCAATCAAACGGCTTTCCTTGCTGGTTACTACGCGCCCTATTCCTATGCGCATTTTAGCATTTCCTGCATTAACAGCGGAAACGCGTTCGACATTAAAAACATTCTTTATACTATGTATTGTGCTAACGCGAGAGCAGTCAGTCGTGTTTTTCTCAATTTTAGAGATAACAGCAAGACGGTAGTGCTGGTCGTTCAAGTCGCTGGATGCAAGATAATTATCATACATACGTCTAAACGGAGCTTGTCCGAATCCCATGTTGCCATGATCGGGAAAGCCAAAAAAATCCATTGCAATAGCGTTTTCAACACGGCGAGAAATATCAGCGACTTCACCGCACATATCAAGCTGCTTACCAACTGCCGTATCTGGCCATATCTGTGTCCTTATCTGCTCCCTTACTTTATCTATGCTGTCGAGTTCGTTTCCGACGGCATTAAGAAAAGCTTTAATGTTGGGTTTGTTACGAAACTGACTTAACAAATGGTTATACATTCTTTCGCTTGTAGTCATGATTACAACTCCAAAGCTACAGTAACATTAGCAAGTTTTGTTACTGCCAGCTCATTACGTTCAATCGAAATATTTTCCTGTTTATACGTTTGACCGTCTTTAGACACGCTGCACTCAATATAGCTAATGCCGTCAACGCCGCTGTAAATAGGACCAAGAAAACGCTGATAAATAACATCATTACCCATCGACAGTTTGCCAATCTGTTTGACAACGATATTTTTAATTTTGTCGATTGCGTCACCGGGTAAAATTTCCTCATTATATTCTTTAATGATAACTTTAACATAAATTTGTACCTCGTGCGGACGGCTAAAGCATACATCTTGCGCTGCACCCTCGCTATCCTCAATGCGAACGCAAATATCGCCGTTCGTATCAATGCCTAAAGGTGCGACATTCAAGATTGTACGTGCAATAGCTTCTTCGTCACCGCCGAAAACAATAGCTTGAAAGGAATGAGGTTTTAAGCCATCAACTGTTTCATCAGTGCGGTTTTCATAAATAGTTACGCTGGTAACATCCTGCAATTCAAGCAAGGCAGCCTTAATACTTTCTTTCATTCCTATGCTGTTTCTGAACACTGCAGACGCATAACGCTGACGAACTTCGGATGCTGTTTCGTAGTCACGACCTACATATGTTTCAGATTCGTTGTTAACAGAAAACCAGCCGTCATAATTTGTGTTGATATAATTCACGCTATTTAGCAAAGGTTCGATTTCTCCGTATTCTTCACAGTCAAAACGAATAGGACTTCCAACCTGCGTTACTACAAATGATTCATTAGGCACAACCACAGCTCCATATCGCCTGTCAGAGCGTTCAAAAACCAGCTTGCCTTCAACAATACTGCCTTGCCACTTTTCAAGGCTCTGAGAAGCCAAGGCAACAGCGACATTTAACGCAGTATCATTTTCTTGCGCTGTATATTTTATAACTGCATCATTATCAAACTGCACACTGTAAACTTTTCCTTTAGCTGGCGTTTCAACTTCCAGGGTTACATGCACGCAGTCATTAAGAGTGATCGTGCTTTCTTCAATAATATTCCATTTGTAGCCAGAAGCATCTTTAATTTGGCAGTTAGCAGGAAGAACCATTCCGCTGCGTCCATAACAAACAGCATAGAGATAGCTTGCCTGAGCTTTCTTGCGCTGCACATTGGTGTAAGCAAGCGTATTATCTAAACTGCCTTCGCTGGCACTAATCGGCGAACGGTCATAATAATCACGCTCTAAAAGCTGCCACATTCGGTCAAGCTCAGCAGCATACACACCAACAAGAACGCCTATCATGCTGTTAGGCTGACGGCTAACTGTCGAGCCTAAATTTTGCTCCAAGCTTTTAAAAATATCTTCTCGAATCTCCGGCAAACGCTTTCTAACAAAACCGTTAACTGTTACTCCGTACTCCATAGCCTAAAACCTCCTTCCTTACAATCATGCCGTATTCACTTTCCGCTTCATAGCTTAATAACATTTTTCGTGTAGCAGATTCAAAATCAATATCAATGCTGACTAAATTGCTTACGCCGTCAACTTTTAAAATTTGCTCACGGAAAAGCTCTCTAATTAGCGTAAAATTAGGATTTTTGATAAGCACATAATCGAGATAAGGTACGCCATGCGTAACGTCTAAAAACCATTCACCAAGGAAAGTAAGCAACTGTATTTTTATCTGCTGTGCTACACGCTCAACATCATCAATAAACATTACATCTCCATTAAGTGCAAGGTCATGTGTCTTTGCGTTTAAAGCAAGGTCAAGCATTGCCGACACCTCCTAAATAACTAGGAACATATATATCCAAGCCGTTTTCTTGAATTTGTGTAAGCAAACCACAATCAATATAAAGTTTTTTAACAATCGCTTTCTTATCGGGTGTTTTTACAACATTACCTCTATCCTCTACAAGGCAAATGAAGTCCATCTTGCTGTTACCTTGCCAAAACGATTCCGCATAATCATTAATATGCGCAGCTTCAGTAACCCTAGCTGTCGAAATATCCTTGATAACAAAATCAAGCTCCGGCTGTTCAGCATCAACAATCTTTTCGCCAGCACTGCCTTCTGCCTGCCCCGATGCCTCAGATGTAGTATATCTGATTTTATCGGCAAGATTTTCTTTCAGCCATTCCCACGCATACCAATATGGTGTTAAATCAATACTGCCTACCTCACTATTGTATTCAATGCCATACTTTTCGTCATCTTTGCACTTTAATGCCGCTTTTGTCTGCGATACATAAGCACCACGAATAACAGCACGAACAGAATCAGATACACTATCAGCATTGCTAAAATAACTATCAATAGCTTTTTCAAGCTGGACAAAATACGTCCATGAGCTTGTTAGTGTAGGAAACGCCGCAATGCAAGACGCTTTTTGTTCCTCGTAGGCTCTCAAAACTTCTTCTTTCTTCATAACGCGACTCCTTTACTGTGACGAACTCGTTGTTCCGTGATGGTACGAATGTGTATGACCTATAAGGCTGATGCCGCCACCCTGCACATCACCTGTACAAGTTATCGTCCCTTGCACATTGATATTTCCGACAACATTAATCGTGTTGCCAGGAGTAAGGCTAATTTTCGTGCCTCCGTTAATAACTTCAACATTTTCGGCAGATATTGACTGTGACGGCATCATTCCAACAAAACAGAAGCCATCAGTCAAATCATATTGTCGAGGATCATGGTTATCATCGGTTCCAGCACCAAGCCATTCATCAATACTGCGTTCAGAAAAAACAATTAAGCAACTATCACCAGGCTTTACAGGATAAGTAATCTGAGCCGCTCCTGCGTGTGGCATAAAAACAGGAACACCATCAATAACCGGGTATTCAAGAACTCTGCCGTCGGAGGTAAATTTCTTTAACGTTGACTTCACGCTGGCAAGGCAAGTAGAAGCATCAAATGACAAGATTGTACCAGGCAAGCAAGTGTGAATATTGCCTATTTTTTGCTGCATCAGATTTTCCAATCCTTCCAGCGTATCTGTTGTTGCATCAAGGCTCATATCTAATCACTCCTTCGGTACAATCTCATACACTTCAAGCTCCGTATACCAATTCTGTCCGCTATACGAGCCGTTGTGTTTTAAGCTTTCTATTTTAAACCAGCCTTTTATTTTCTGCGAATCAATGTAAACCAAATCTCCAGGATTTAATACAGGCTGTAAAAGGCATTTAACATTCCAGCCTGCTTTCTTATCCCTTTTAGGTTGGGTAGTCTTTTTACTTGTTTTTTGTTTTGCTGCTTTTGTTGGACCTTTAAGAAGTTTTTCAACAAAACCAATTAATCCGCTTTCAGGAGTAAGCTTTATAGCTTGCACATTAGTATTGCCACCTTGCTTAATAATCTGCAAGGTATTGTTTTGAATACTCCATTCTAAATCAGTGCCAGCGCACACTTTATCAAGGCACTCACGTCCTGCACCAACAAAAGAAAAACCATTCGCAAAAGTCGCAAACTCACAATCATCAGCATACGTTACTACAAGTCCCATATCTGCTGCCACATCGTCAATAGCTTTCTTCCTGCTAACATCTTTAGCGTAAGACAAGGACACGATACTATCACGGATAGCAACGTGCCCATCATAAAGCTTCATCTCTGTTACTTTGTCAGAACCGCTCATGTAGGAATAACAGTCGGTTACCCAGCCGATGAATATTCTTTTCAAGCCAGCGTCCTCGCTGTACCCCACTTCAAGGATGCAGATTGTATCTGCTCTTTCCAATTTATCGGCTGTCGCTTTTGACAAGTTATAAATTTTCAGTGAACAGGAATTGCTTTGCTTAGCAAGACTTTTTGCAATGTCAAACTCAATCTCTAATCCTTGTTCTTTCGCCTTTGCTTCAATGACAACACCGTCCGAACCTTGTACGCCTAGAGTAATTTTATAGATGCGGTCAAACTGTGCCATAGTTAACCTCCATAAAATTCATCTTCTGTACAATACACGAGCGTTGCTGCTCCGCTTTGAAAATCATCTCTGCCTACACTTTCTTTGTCCGTTAAGACAAGTAATTCTCCCCTTGGAGCATTACTTTTATGATGATTCATCAACAAAGGAAATTTCGGCACAACGCAAGCGTTAGCAAGAATTACATTGTTGTTAGCGTCCCAAAGGTGCAATGCCCAAAATTGCCCTTCATGGTTCCAGCACATTCTTACCTTATATTTCTTGCCGTCAAAAGGAACGCTAAAAACAACATCATTGCCGTCAGCAAAATTAATCATAATCATGTTACCTCCTAAAACAGCAAGCCTAATCCGCTTTTAATATTATCTACTCCGCCAACGTCAACAGAAGATGTTTTTGCTGCGCCTGCGTTCGCTGCTGTTTCTCCTGCGTTTTCTTCCTGCGAAGCAGTAACGACATTCTCTGGTATCGTTGTTGTCTGCGTTGTTACCTTAACAATCTGTTGAAAAGCCAAGTCAGCATAAATAATGCTTTTGGACGAATCCTGTTTGCTTACCCGGCACGAAGTCATAACCATGTTGTCATACTTCTTTTCAGGACGAATAATGGACACAGGCTCTTTCTTATCTCTGATTTCCTCTAAAAGCTGGAGGCCATTAGCAAATTTCTTTTCTCCCCACCCATTCTTATAAAACCACGTTACAGGAGTAGACGAAATGCCGACAGTCATTGTCAGTTTTAAAGGCTTGTTAACAATATGGTCAGCAATTTCAAAGCCTGTTTCTACCGGGTGTCCTGTTACGTCCTGATCATAGGTGTATTCAAAAGATTTTACTATATCAACCTTCAGAGAACCAACTTGCGTAGGATTTTTAATGTTGTAACCTAAAATATCTGCCAGCATAACATTATCACTCCTAGCAATACTCGAAAGCAGGGTTAGAGCTATCGATTGCGCCGCTTAGACCACCATTACTACGCTGAATGCCGTTTGCAACACCTGCGCCGATATCTGACGGAGAAGCATTGCTACTCGTGTTAACAGTAATATAATTGGTTTGGTTACCGCTATTGTTAACACTAGTAGACGCACTCATAGGCGTATACCCAACCTTCCCATAATAACTCAAATCATTAGGAGCAGCAGGGCCAGTGCCGTTAACGCCATTATTAACAAAATTGGAAAAACCTTCTTTAATTGACGGCCAAAGAGGTCCACCAAATTTTTCTTTCAAGCTCTCTCCCCATGACCTTGCTGTTTTGGCAATCTTATCACCAAGTTTACCAAGCCAATCAATAGCAAGCTTAATAATACCAATGACGCGCATGTTACAGAAATCTTCAAATGCTTTAGAAACGGAATCCCATGCTTCCTTAAACCAATTACAGAAGTTTTGCCATTTTTCGCCCCAGCCAGTCAATGCACTGCCGATAACGCTATCACCGCCAGAAAACCAACGGTAAAGGTCACGGATAAGCTCGAGTACAACCCAAATCCATGTTACAATCGGCAAGAAGCGGATAGGACTATTTTCGAGCATAGTAAGAAATTCATTAGCCTTATTCTTCACAGCGTCAAAGTCGCCAAACCATCGTTTCATCATTGTATCAGCCGTTGGATCAGTTATCCATTTGTAAAAGTCTTGAATAAGCAAGACAACAAATGCAATCGCAGCTGCGATTAAGAGGAATTTACCCATTATTAGCATCTGCATAGCTGCTCCCTTTCGCGTTTGGCTGTTAAACACTATTTGAGCACCTGTTGCCAGCATTAACGCATCTCTAACGGCAACAATCCATTTCACAGCAGTTCCAAGCATCATTACAAAGCTACTCCATTTTGCCATGCCAAAAAGAACACCTGCGTAAATTGCTGCAATTCGCAAACCCGAAATAAAGTTATCGAGATTGATTTTTTCAACATAATCTGCAAATTTCGCAATGCTTTTTGCCATGCTGTCTATAATGCCTGTCTTATCTTCAAATTCCTTAAAAAACTTTCCGACCGCGTTTTGCATTTTGTTAGATGCCTGCCCGATAGTCCAGGGCATTTTACCTAACTCCATTTTTAAGCGGTCAGATTGCCCACGAATAGCATTAAAAACATCTTGTGCAGTTAATTTGCCTTCGCTGCCCATCTGCCTTAACTGACCGATTGTAGTTCCCATGCCATCGGCAATAGCTTTCGCAAGGCGAGGTGCTTGCTCTAAAATGGAGTTCAGTTCATCACCACGCAACGTACCAGAACCTAAAGCCTGTCCTAACTGCACCAACGCAGCTTGCTGAGATGAAGCATCACCGCCACCCAGCAACATTGCGTTTGAAACATCTTCGGTAAACAGCAAAATGTCTTTAGTGCTTTTCTTTAGCTCCTGTGCATTACGTGCGACAGATGTAAAAAGCTCGGCGGTAGAGCCGTATTGCTGACGAGTACGGCTTGCAATATTGTAAATCTCTTTTTGAACAGCTTTTGATTCCTGCTGGCTTTTGGTTACGTTGTTTACCTGACCTTCAATAACCTTCCATTCGTCAATCGTTTTAACGATGCTTCCAAGAGTTAGTGATACGCCAGCAAACATAGCCAGACCGCTTAACTTAGAAAATAAACTATCTACTTTATTGCCAGCTTTATCAGCAGAATCCCCAACACGTTCAAGTCCTGTTTTAACTTTTTTAGTTGTCTGCTCTACTTGCTTAACATTCGAATTGTTTACCTTAAAGCCAATCGCAATAACCAGACTTCTTACGTCCACGGCGCATCAGCTCCTTTCTTTTTTGGGTGGTCAAGATGATACTTCTGAATATCGCTCTGCATATCAAGTAGGGCGTTTATTTTGCACAAGTCACCTAAAGTTACCGTGCCATCTTTAATTTCAGTTACTGTAACGACTTTTGCCAGCACTGGCCGCCAAACAAATGATTCAGCGGTCAGCTCCGGGCTAACCGCACCAGGTATCTCTATTTGTTCGCCAACATCTCGCGGAATCCAGAGAGGTTGGGAATTAAATCGAAAAAATCACCAAAATTTACCTCGATAATAAATTTCTCCAATTTCAGCATATCAACAAGCTTGCCGGTAAACAGCTCATTAATAACGTCTTCGGTTAACATAATAGCTTCTTCTTCACCCTTAATCTTTACGCTGACATATTCAGCATCAAGCAGACGTTCAGAGAACTGTGCCAGCACTTCACCATTAAAGCTTTCGCCTAACTGAGCAATGATAGCACCGACGTTAATCTGCGCTCCTAACAATGCTTCTTTCATGTCCTCAGTTTCGCCGTTCGGAGTTAACCCGCCTTTTAAAGCTGATGTAACAGCTCTTTGCAGGTCACCATACAGCTTTAAGCCTTGTAATGGAGGGAAAGCACGAACGTAGAAGGTGTTCGCGCCAATCTTGCGATTTTTAACATCATATTTTGCTTGTCTCATTTTTTTACCTCTTAGCTATGCCCGCCAACTAAAAATGCTTCATCGGGGACAACAGCCATGAATACCCATTCGCATTTACCGTCAGAAGCAGACTTACCACGCTGGAAGTTCGGCTTCTTTACAATCCATGCCTGATCACTAATCATAACGCTGTCACCGCTCAAATCCTTAATAACCAACGGTAACAAGCCTGCGCCGCTTTGATTGTCAGCATCTTGAATTAAGCTCAACGCCGCATTGCTAGAGCTAGACTGCAACAACGTTACGGTGACTTGCTTTAAGACAGAGGACGGGTCGATACTGCGGACAATTTCCTGGTCACAGCCTACGACAGCACTAATGCCGTCACCCTGCGTTTCGACGTTAATAAAAGTACCTTCGTCAACGCCAGTCAAAATAAGCGAGCCGAACAATACTTTAACCTTCTTCGGGTCGTATGTCTTTACTCTTGCCATTTATTCCACCATCCTTATGCTTGAATAAGATTCTCGTAGGTCAACGAGCCTTTGATGTTAACTGCGTGAATAGCACCTGCTAAACGAGCAGTGAATTTCACATCGTCAAGAACACGTTGAGCTTTCTTGTTTGCGCTGATGTTCGCAGCTTTCGGAACGCTAATCGTGTAGCCAAGATTCTTATTGCCGTTATCGTCGTATTCTGTAGGAGCAATACCGCCACGGTCTTGACCAAGCTTTAAGACTTTATTCAGCACGCCCTCGACAAGCGCAATACCTGCATCAGTGTAAGGCAATTTTTCACGGTTAATAAGCATTGCAAATTCTTCTGTTTTAATTGTTTCGATAAGCCAAGCACGAAAACGGATAACATCAATCCATTCGCCTGCGCAAGTCTTGCCGTTTTGCGTAATGCTAACACCGTCAGAGAAGTTTTCAAAAGTATTGTAGTTTTTTGCAGTTAAAGCAAGGTACTCTGTCTCAGTCAAATTGTCATTTGTAATGCCAGAAAGCTTTTTGTTTGCCCACGTTTCACCGCCAGGATATACAGTAAAGCAGCTCGACATCAAAGCTGCTTCGGGAAATTCCTTTTCTGATTCTTTATGATAAAAAATAAAAGTGTTGAAATAATTCTTTTCTTTTAATTTACTGCCTGTATCTGTTGCAACGCCAGTTTGCAAAGCGTCGGGTTCAGCCACGGACGTTCCATAAAGCTTCGTATGAGCCTCAGCCCATTCAGCCATCTCCATAATCTTTGCAGAGGTGCGTTCAACATAGCACAAGCCAAACCAGTCATTGTCAACAGCGCAAATTTTAGCCATGTTATCCGCCACAGAGCTATCAGTGTTCATTCTGCCAATTTTAATTCTTTCATAATGCGGAATCTGGCTAAACGCTTGTAATGCAGCTTTATACACTGCATCATCTGCGCTCCAGCCTAAATCCAAAAGCTGGTCTGCGTCAGTAATTGTCAGCACATACGCAGGAGCAGCGTGTTCATGAGCCGACACAATCATAAGCGTGTTAAAGCCATTGGACGAAATGCCAGTGGTGTTTAAGGCAATCTGCACGTTGACTAATCTGTCAATATTCGCCATTCAATTCACTCTCCTATTCTAATTCACCAGTAATTTCAATTTTTACAATTTCCCCATCCACAGCAGGGCGTTCTTCTTTATCTTTGCCGTTGCTCGTCGTGCCGTTGATTTTTAGCTTATCAAACCAGTCTACGCCGTCCTGCAACAGCTCACGACTATACGACACAGTAAGGTCGACAGAACCTCTTTCCTGCCACGTAGAGCCATCAAGCGCAGCAGTCAAATTTTGTACCTGCTCAACGCTGTTTATAGCAACATTAGCTTCGCTGCACAGGTCAACAACATTTGGCATTTCCACCAAATATTTAAGCTGGTCTAAAAGCTCTAATGAGCCTTCTCCAATAGCCTGTACATTTACCGTGGCTTCTTGAAAGCCTACATTGCTGTATTGTTGGCTCTTAGGCAAAAAAACGACCTCGTTGCCTATATTTCTTTCAGACAAGAGGTCTACAACAATGTTTAATTCATTCGTAGCAGGAGCATTTGTTTTTGCCCTGCGCACTGGCACAGAAGGATAAAGCTTCTGCATTAAGGCGATAAAGAAGGTATGGACTTCGTTTCGGGTGTTAGCTTCACTCAAAATTCGCTCACCTCCACAGCGTAGGCACGATAGTGGTTTATAACGTCGCTCTGAAAAATATCGCTAGCAACAATCTCAAACGTCCTGCCACGCCAAATAAAGCGGTCAGCCTGCGTTCCTGTATGTTGGTCAGCAGTGTACAGCTCAACATCTGTATAAATCTTTACCGCTCTGCCTTGCCTGCGTCCTTCTGGCAGTGCGTACATCTCATTCGCCTTTAAAGCCTGTACGCTCGCATAAACTTCAAGCTCCGTTGCATCGGGATAAAGATACGTTCCGTCAGCGAGTAATTCGGGTTTACCGTCATAACGCAGGACTGTGATAGGCTTGCGAAAGCTACTCATCATCACTACCGCCTTTCTCGATAACGTAGCGAATTGATTGACGCAGGTGTCCTGTATCAATCAATGGTCTAGAGCTTTTCTTTCGTTTAATTGTAGCGGGTGAGTTCGGAACAAATGGTCCGTCAACTATTTTCTTCTGAACCATGCCCTGTACAACATTACCTAACTGATCAAGAGCTGTTTCCGTGCTAATGCCTTTTATAGCACTGTTAACAATATGGTCACCCATCTTATTAATCATTGGCTTATTTTCATCAAAAGCAGAGCGCAGGAATGAGCGTTGTGGCATACCACCTAACCCAAACTCATGTATCGCTGCAATAACAGCCAACGGCTGGTCAGTGTTGCGTATGCCGCCGTCCTTCCCGCGCTTCACAGTTTTATCCTTAGCTTGAACGCCAACTTTAATTACAACATCGCTTAGCTCTTCCTTAAGCGTAACTATAATACGGTTTAAGCCTAAATCGGTATCTTCCACCTTGCTCATAACGCACCATCCAATCTTGTTACTATCGGAACAACGCACATAGAGCGCAGACGTTTAAATTCAATGCCATAGTACGTCTTGTCCAGCATATCAAAAGAAGCCGACCTGTTACCATATGAACGCTGCAAGTCACCTTCTTTTTCCGACGTCACAGAGCCTGTAATACCAACATCAGATGAGCCGTTTTCTCCAGACTGCGCAATAAGCTGACGCAGGACAATGTGATGCGCCATGAGATAAACAAATGCTGTTATATACATGTTGCCAAAAACACTTTCTGACAGCATAGGCGAAACAAGATTAATGTAGACCTCTAATTCTTCATCAGTAAGAATCAGTTCGGGGCAGATAACAGAAAAAGCTTGCTTTATTTTATCTTTAGTTTCCGTTAACATTTTTCTTTGCCACGTTTACAAAAGCAAAAATAACGGAATAAATATCTTCTGCTGTTTCTGCGCCCTCTACATTAATATTGTATTTCTTAGCGAAAGCAGTCAAAGAACGCTTGCTGGATTCAGCGGACAGTCCTGCAAGGTCTGCTGCCATATCATCAACATTTGCTTCTTTAGCATTGCCTTTCTCAACAGTAATCATTTGTTCTTTGATGTAGGCTTTTACAATAATGTTTTCGCCCCATTCATCACCAACGATGCCGCACTGATCAGGAATGATATATTTACCGTCGATATTAATTACAGCTTTAGAGATGTTTTTAACTTTCATTTGTGTTCCTCCTAAAAAGAAAATGCCCTCTCATGCGAAAGGGCAGTATATAGTCAGATTAGATGCCAGAAGCCTTGTTCATGGACAGCGGATAGTAAATCAACACGCCAGCGGTACGAACCTCGCAGGGGACTTCAAATTCCAAGCCTTTTTGCTGAATAGTGTGCTGAGTGAACGGCAACGGAACTTCCAAAGTTTGATGGTCTGCATCCTTAACGTATGCAATCATCATATCCAAGCCGCCCACACCTGCGCCAGCCAGCTCATTGGCTTTCAATACAGTTACATCCGGGTTATTGCGTTTAAACACAGACAGGATGGAATCTGCAACTACATCAGAATACGGAGTGGAAGCAATGTAGTTGTATTGGTCTGGCGGCAGTACCAAGGTATTCGGGTTTTCTACGTCATTGGTCTGTTTGCTAACAGAATTGATAATGCCGTTCATATCACGCAGAATCTGAACAGCGGTTTTATCCTTGAATTTAGTAGAAGAACCGGAGCCATCACCGGGAACAGTATAGTTACCGATGTTAGGATTGTCCAGGATACCAACAACGCCATATTTAGCATCACCATGAAAAGCAATGCGGTTAATATATTCGTCGAGAGCACGGCGAACAGCAATAGCCTTGCGAGCAGTCAGCGGTTTTCTTGCCATAGCAGCACGGCGCAAGTCCTGCATGGTGTAGCCATATGCTGCACCGCCAGCAATAACTTTAGCAATGTGTTCTTCAGCCAGTACATCTACACGAGTAAAGTCGGTTGCATAGTTGGCGATAGTCTTTGCCATGCCGACAGAACCCAAGGACTGATAGCTGATAGTGTCAGCGCCGGGGTCAACGTCAGAGGACATATCAAACAGTTTCAGCGCATTCAGATTAGCGAATTTCTGGTCATAGGTTTTTGCCTTTACAGCTTCAAGTTCTTTTGCAACAAAAATAGTATCGCCTGCGTCTTTACGCAAGCCGTCGCAACGCTCAATAACATTCAGGTCTAATTCATCATAGTGCATTTGAGTCATTACTATTTCACCTCGTCTTTTCTAATTAACCAATTTCGATAACTGCCAAGCCTGCTTTATCGCAGGAAGTAATAAATTTAGCACCGCAGCCAAGAGCTTCAATAGTGCCAGCAGCAACAGCATCTTTAACGAAAGTGCCGTCAGCAAGCTTCAGATGAGCTTCGTCGCCTGCGTTAACCGCACCTCCGGTAGTTACCCATACACGACCTTTAGTTACAACAGGAACAGTGTAATTTTGCGGATAATATTTTTTGCCAGCTTCAGGCGGCTCAATATGGGTATGCAAAGTAACGCCGATAACTTTCGCACCGTCACCAGATGCGGACGGAGATTTTACCTGATGCTCTGCGTCAGTGCCACGGATAACGGCGCAAGCAACGCCAATGCCGTCAGCTTCTTCAACAGCAAAGGAATCTACAGTATGAGAGGACAAATCATACAGTGCACCAGCAAAAGCTTTGTCCATGGTTAATGCATAATTAGTAATTGCCATTGTATTCACCTCTTTCTTATTCTTCGCCGCGCATACGTGCAATCATGCGGCTACGTGCATCGTTAGCAGAATCATTCTTAGTTTCTTGCTTTTCAGCACCGCCTTTAGCTTTTGCGGCTTGATTTTTTGCGTTATCGTTACGAAGCATCTCTTTAGCAGCAGAATATGCGCCGTCAAGATAAGCATCAGACGCACCGTCAAGCTTAAAGCTTTCGCCGAATGCAGCTTTAACAATGCCAGCTTTCAACTCAGCGTTGGTCAAGCCATCGGTTTTTTCAACCTTTGCAATTTTAGCGGTTTCTTCAAGCTCCGCACGTTCCTGCATATCAGCCTTTACAGCTTCAACAGCCTCTTTTACAGCTTTCTCCTTTTCAGCGTCAGCAGCATCAACTTTAGCTTTCAAGCCGTCACGTTCAGCGGTCATTGCGTCAAGTTTAGCTTTTTTGTCGTCAGCATCAGCTTTAAGAGCGGTATTTTGCTCCTTTACAGATTTAAGCTCAGTGTTAGCTGTATCAAGCTTTACACGAGCGTTTTCTTCTTTGTTTTGCAGAGAGTTGACGTAGTTGGCAATTTTTTCATCAACTTCAAAATCAACAGAATCAATTTTAATTTTCATTTTTGTTTCTACTCCTTCGATAATTTCGTCACCGTCAAGATTCAGACGTGCTTTTGCTCCTGCACGTCCCCTATCAACAACGGCTAAATGATTGATACGAATGTTGCGCTGGATAACATCATATTGCTGTCCGTCAGGTGTAATGCCTGGGGCTTCTTCGATATCCACTCTGTAGCCTAAAGACAAGCCACGCTTTTCACCGATGGCAGAGGGATTATGGATAACAATATCGCAGGCAATATTTGTTTCGTCCTTCTGATAGCCGCTGGATAGAATTGTACCAATGGCTAAATCTTGTGCGGTATCGCTGTTTACAATGCCGCTGGCAGGATGTCCTACCACAATAGGCTTGCCGATAAAGCTTGCTTCACTGTCAGCGTCGAATACTTCCTCCGGCGGTCTGTATTCTCGTCTAATAGTCCCGTCTGGCTGTTGGTAGATATAGATGCCAGTACGTGCCACGATTGGAGAATCACGCAAGAAGCCGTCAGCGTCAGTAACTGCACAGCCAACAAGCATCCATGAGTCAAGGCGCTCATATCGTTGTACACTTCCCAAAAAATTCACCTCCTTATTTTTGGGGTATATAAAAAGCATATGCAATTTCTTACATACGCCTTCTAGCTTAATTCTTTACTTTTCTTTACATTCACCCTACCCATTGGAACTGCTGTTGTCATGTTCCATTGCTCCAGGTCAATAACAGGTAATGCTACGCAACGGCAGTTATAATCCATACACGGATGATATTTCGGAGAAGGATAAACCTTTATGCCGTTAATTTCACCAACCTTGTCGCTATTCCAATAGAAGTATTTCCCATCCATCTCAGCATGAGAAGGTCTAACACGTTCATCATGTGACGATGACCATTGGTACACGCTTATACCGCAATCAACCTGCCTACGCATTGTTATAATGCCGTTCAGATTGCCTACCTCGTTCCTTGCGATAAATTTCGCCCGCTTGTCGGTAGTGTTAAGCAGTACCTTGATTTCTTCTTTAACTTCACTCATAGCAGTGCCACGCTGAACAGCATTGCTAACAATAATTTGCAGTTTTTCGATGTAGGTATTTACTATGCTGTCCACAAGCCTGCTCTGCTGCGCTTTCCATTCTGCTTTTACTGTATCAAGTAAGGCTGAATCATTTAGAAACACATCAACGCTGACTGCTTCTGCGAAAGCACTGATAACATTAGCATCGACAACGCTGGACACGCCAGCAAGAATAAGCTCTAATTCGCTCATAGCTTCCTCAATAGTCATACTCTTTAAAAGCTCGGCAAGTATCGCCTGAACGAAAGCATCCGTAACAGTGCTGTCATCGTCCTGGCGCAACGAATATGCCAGCATAGGTATATTGTTATTCGTGGCACTTTTTAAACGTCTTACAACGGCTCTGAGGACGCGATAATAATCACGCTCAAAATTCTTTGGATATTTCGGACGCTTCTTTACTTTAAGGTAGCGTATCGATTTCTTCTGTTTCTTCATCATCTAAATCCAGCTCACTTTCTGTAACTGGAATATCTCCACGCTCTTTGAGGTATTGGCGTGCTTGCGTTGCATCTAACAGTTGATTATCAACCAGGTCAAAAACAAGCTTAACAACGGCGGCTCTTACTTCCGCCTGTGTCTTGTCAACATTGGCTTGCTCCAGATCATTTAGCGGTTCGATTGCCTTAAACTTAATGCTCCACTTTTCAAGTTCCTTGCCGTTGGTCGGCCCTTCTTTCGCAAGCTGAATAAGTCTTACAAGATACTCTAACGCAGGACGAATCTTCCTGCGTTGAATACGTCTGACGGTATCGTAGTAAATCTGCAAGTCGCTCTTGCCTGTGCTGTTCATGCCAGCCGGAGAACGCCCAAACAAAACAGTAAAAGGATACCCGGTAACAGCACATAAAGCCTGCTCAAACTCTTGAATAATATCCGTTAAACCTGTAAGCGGAATATTGAAAATGCCGTATTCATCTTCCTTGTCGACGGCTACACTGCCATTAAATCTGCGTGAGTAGTCTATCAGCTCTAAACGCCGAATAACAGTTTGCGTGCCGTCTTCTTTTGCCAGCAGATTGCTTAAGCCTTCTAGCTTTAACAGTGACGTGCTAACCTTATCCATTATGTCGATTGTTTTATTCATTGCAGTTTTTACACGGTTCAGCGCAGCCGGAACACCATCCAGGCAGGATAAGCCAGCACCATTATTAGCAACGCGCTCTATCTTTGGCAGCATTTCGCCGTCAAAAACCAGCAGTCTGCTTCTGTGTGCTTTAAACTGAGTTCCGTTCGGTGGCGAAATTGTGTAAAACTCCGGCTTGCCAAAGTTCGCATCTCGAATATCTGTATCAAGATAAATTGAGGTTGTGTCCGGATAAATATCTCGCTTGTCAAAAATTTCTAATCCGTTAATCCTGCGTAAACGGTTGATATTAATAGGCTCGCTTAATTCCTGCCCATCGTCAGCAAGGATAAGAGCACAAGACATACCGAACAGTCTGTCCCAATATAAAGCCTCTGTAAGCTTTTCCTGAACAAACAGCGTTTCAAGTTCCTGCAAGATACAATCGTCAGAATCGCCTTCGATTTCTATAAAATTTTTCATAGCATCATCGGCAACAAGTGTAACAATCCTTCGCACGAGAGCATTTCTGTACATTGTAGCCAATGTTAAGTCTGTGAGTTTTCGCTCATTTAACAGACCTTCATAATTGCGAGCTTTACGTGTAATAAAAGCATCTTTAAAGCCGCTATCTGCACGAATTGAATTATCTTTTCTTTTTACCATTATTCCTCCTAGCTCGTTAAGCCGCCCCAGCTGCGGGAGTTCATGAGCTTGTTAAACGCATCACTGGACGCATCAACCATATCATCATGCTTGCTTTCGGGGAAAGATTCAAGCTCTGACAAATACATATCATTCCACTCGCCTTTAAGGAGAAGCACGTTCCCTGCCTGTACCTGTGAAGCAAATGGAGTAGCACGAACCTCTTTGCTGCCTGTCGGCGATACAATCTCCACCGAGTAACCTGCAAGCATTGATACAAGGCTTTGAGCTTGCGCCTTGCCTGCCTGCCCTGGGTCTTGCGGTATCGTGATTTGTACAAATTTATATTTGCCCTGGTCTATTGCTGCCATGTTACGCAGAAGATTCCTAGCGTCATTCGCCTTTATCTGCTTGCGCTTTACATCAAGAACAATTACTCTGCCATCGTCAAGCAGTCCCATTAACACGCCTGCTGTTGCGTCCGGGTCTGGGTTAAGCGGCGTAGGCTCTGTTGCTGCCAAGTCCCAAGAACGTGCATAAGCAACGATATTTTTCGGTACAGCATCAACAAAAGTGAAGTTTTCTGTTTTAAAGTACATACCAGCAGCAGGACGGATTTTCCAGTTGCCATATAAAAGACGTTCTTTGTCAATTTCTGCCAACGCTTTAAGGTTAGCCATGTACGACGGGTCTTTAGCCATTAAAACCTTGTTGTCTGTCAGTTTAGACGCTATAAACGTAACCGACTTGCATTCTTCAACATTTACGCCGTGTTCCTTTGCGAGTTCATGCGGATTACTTCCCCAATAAATCGTATCATTCAGGACGCACATATAACGCACAACACCGCTGCGCTCGTAGATTGGATAGCCTGTATCTTGATTTATCCACCAAGAAATAAAATCAGCTACCCAACTATCGCTGTCCGGGTTGCACGTCGCTCTTACATAAGGACGGATACCGCACGTTGAACGGTTACGAGAAAGCATATACAAAAATTGGTGTCGGCTAAAATGCGTCAGCTCGTCAAATGCTAGATAGCAGATTTCTGAGCCTTGCCAGCCTTGCAAATCTTCGTCACGCTCCAAATGCGCAAAATGAATTCTTGCTCCGCTGGGACTAAAAAACCAATGTAGTTTTGGAGTTTTCTTAGGTTTTGCGCCTTGCACTTGTCCATATATTTTGTTAGCAGCATCCCACAAACCGCCTGAAGCTGTGATTTGAGTATAATTTTTTCGAAACACAACGCCGCTAAATCCTGCTATATCTTTATGCCTTAATCCTTCCAGGAGAAGTGCAAAAGTTTTTCCGCCGCCAGCTGCTCCACCATAAATTACTATATCAGCAGAAGAACACATAAAAGCTGTTTGCGGTCCTGGTTGCGGAGTTAGATACAGCGGCTCAAATGTATCTCTGCCGTTATTTGGAATGTAGATAGATTGGTAAGCGTCTATTGTTTCAACGCTTGCATCTTCCGCCAGCGACAATATACCTCCGTCAGCTCCTGCCAATGTAGCAAGAGTGCGAATTGCATTAACATCACTTTCTTTTAAAGCTTTGTTAAGCAACTTCGCTATCATTAAGGCTTGATAGTTTTGATCTTGCTCGTCTAAGCCGAAAGCGTGTAAAAAGCTTTTTGCTTTATCGTCGTGTACTTGTGATTCAAGTATCGTTTTTGCTATCTGCTGTAAGTTTTTTTTCGCCCGTCTTATTTCACCGGATTTTTTGCCGCCAACAGTTCCTCTTTTTCTTGCTTCATCCTTGCTTTGGACAGGCCTTAAATTGCTAACATTTCCTCGTGCTGGCACATTAAAACACCTGTCCTTTCTTTAGATTTTATTTGCTGTTTACAAGGTAAAATTCTTTTCGCAGTTCGGCGTTTACTAAAAATTGTCCGCCACATGAAGCAGTCTTTGTTTTTACTCCTGGTTTTTTAATTCCTCTAGCAGTCATACAAGAGTGTTCGCCTTGAATAACTACAATAACGTCCTCTGTCCCTAAAATTTTTGTAAGAATATCGCGAATTTCCTTGCCGATACGCTCTTGAATTTGTAGACGTTTTGTTACTGCGTCAGCAATACGTGCAATTTTGCTAATGCCGATAACTTTACCGTTAGGGATATAGCCTACATCAACAGTCATGTTATACATGAGTGCGATATGATGCTCGCAATAAGAAAAGCAGTTAATGCCTTTTAGCACTACCATATCATCATTATCGCAGGAAAAGCATTTGTTGAATTTTTTTGCGATTTCGTCGTTGCTAACACTGGCGTACTCTAATTGCTCCATTAGCATTTTTGCGAACCGTTTAGGGGTTTCAATAAGTCCCTCTCGGTTCGGGTTTTCGCCGATGCCCTCAATAATAAGCCTTGCGGCTTGTTCTAGCTTTTTAGCGTCCATGTTACACACCCCTTTTATCTTTATCCCAAATAATTTTATGAAGCTGCACTTGTACGCAGATGTTATGCGGCGATTTTTTTGCGTACTCTACAAGCTCCGCAGGTTCGATTGCGCCCCACACTGGCGAGATGTAAACTTTTGCCTGGCATTTGATTTTTTTGCAATAGTCAAGCACACGATCTACGTCGTTAAAATCTTCTTTGCTGCCAACTACAAATTTTATAACGTCCTTTGCGTTAAGGTGCTTGTAATTATCCATTAGCATTTTATTAGATTCGCCAGACGTGCCGCACTTGTAATCAATGGTATAAAAAATACCGCTTAACCTTTTTTTGTAAAGCGGTACAGCACCATTTGTTTCAATATTCACCTCATATTTGGCTTTGTGCAGCAGTTCAAGAAGTGGTTGCAAGTCGTGCAGGAGTGGTTCACCGCCGGTAATAGTTACACGCTTGCAGTTATACTCGCTTATCTCATCCATAAGCTCCTGCTCATTATAACTGCTGGCAGCATCTGCGAATTGTTGAGCATAGATTGTATCGCAATAGCTACAACGCAGGTTGCAGCCAGCCAAACGAACAAATACAGAAGGATAGCCAGTTCGCTTTCCTTCTCCTTCGATACTTTTAAAAATTTCCACTACATTATATTTCATACACGGCAACATTCCCTTCGCTTTCCTGTACCGACACCTTAACGCAGTGCGGAACTTTTTCGCAAATCCAACGAGCAATGTTTTCTGCTGTCGGATTGCATTGTAACACGTCGTTTAAATATTGATGGTCAAGCATATCAGAAACAAGGTTTTTAATATGCTTGAAATCTACTACCATGCCGTTAGCGTCTAAGGTTTCGCTTTGGCAAGTTACGCAGATAATCCAATTATGGCCATGTAAATTTTTGCACTTACTTTCATAATTTAAAGAAAGTTGGTGTGCTGCCGAAATTTCTAATCGTTTTGTTACTGTATACATATTAATCCTCCAACGCAGGGTCTTTCACGCCGTTAGCTTCAAATGCCATCGCACGGTCAATACACGTTCCGCAAGTTCCGCAAGGCTTTTCTCCGCCCTCGTAGCAGCTCCATGTAAACTGATATGGTGCGTTAAGCTCTAATCCAAGCTTAACAACGCCTGCTTTATTTAGATTGATAAGCGGTGCTTCAAGATGTGTGGTTCGTCCGCTACCCTCAAAAATCGCTTTATTCATATAATCAACGAACTCAGGCGTGCAATCAGGGTACGCTCGCCCTGCTGCATCGTCAGCATGAGCACCATAATAAATAGCTTCTGCTTCTACGCTTACAGCAACAGCGGCCGCATAAGAAAGTAACAAGCCGTTTCTGAAAGGTACGTAAGTATCAACAGTACCTTCACCGCCAAGCTCTTTAAGCTGCTTTGCATAGGATTCATGTTTAATATCATGCGTGCTTTTAGCTAGCAATGGGCAATCGCTCATAGAGAACGCCAGCGACAAATCAGTTTCTTTATGCTCTACACCATAAAAAGCAGCGACTTTTCTTGCGCTTTCAATTTCTCTTTTATGCCTTTGTCCATAAAAAGCAGATAAGGCTAAAACTTTTTCTGTACCATATTTTTTGACTGCAACGGCTAAACAAGTAGTACTATCTACACCACCACTTAATAAAACAACTGCTTTTTTCATTTTTATTACCTCTTTTCAAAAATGAGTTTTTGCATACTCCTGAAATTTTACCCATTCTATAAAATTATTAATAGCTACTTCTTTATTTCTCACTCGCATGCCTGCAGGCTTATTATATTTAACCATCGTTTTTCCATTGAACTTATATACTGCGCCGAATCTATTGCCAGATACCCACGCAGTAGAATCTACACTGTCAAAATGAAAGCGCGGCAAATATTTTAATTGAGTAAATCCTAAACCGTGAATTTTAGCTCCATGCGAGTGTGCTTCTTTGATAAGCAAAGGAAATTTTTCAACTTCACCTTTTGTAAATTCACCGCTAACATAACCGCCTATTGCAACATACTTATACCGCTTGCACATTTCAATAAAGTCTTTCATTCCACGACTTTTATGCCATACAGGAATCGGTGACCTTCCGACTTTTTCAGCAATGTATTTTCTGATTTTCAAAACTTCTTCGTAGCCTACAACAGGGTCAATGTCAAGCTCAAAGAATTTCTGTACATTGTATTTTTGGACATAAGCAATATAAGAGTCTACATAGGTTTTTAAATCAACTTTTTTTGCATTACCCATCAACATGCTGAATGCTCCAGAATCGAGCATGTAATCACCATAATAAGGCAAATATTTTACTGACTTCTCGGTTGTTTGCAAAAACGATTCGAGAATATAAGGTTTATATTTTTTTCTTTGCTCTCCCACCTGATTTTCTTCGGCAGTAGGACAATTAATTATCGCCTTACTATATATCAATTCGCGCCACGGAACATCACCTGCAAGAAATAATTTCATTATTGCCCCCCCAAATAGCAACTCACGGTAGCCTATACCGCCAGCTAAATACAGTTTCATATTTCAAATTCTTCGCCGCAGTGTGGGCAAGTAATAGTTTTAGGCTTATGCTCGTTACTATTAGATGTAGAAGCATTTTCAAAAAAATCTCCTATTTCGCCGCCTAAATCATGCGATTCAAATCCAAAATCGCCCATATCAATATCCTCGATTTGCTCCAGCTCTAACGCTAACTTTTCAAAATCCCAGCCAGCAAGTTCCCCGGTTTTATTATCTGCCAGGCGATAAGCTCTTGCTTGCTCATCTGATAAGTTTCCGGCAACAATTACCGGAGCTTCAGTTAAACCTAGCTCCTGAGCAGCAAGATAGCGTGTATGACCAACGATGATAACATTATCCTTGTCAACTACGATAGGCTGATTAAAGCCAAACTCCTTAATGGAGTTAGCAACCTTCTCAACAGCTTCTTCGTTGTTTCTTGGATTGTTTTCATAAGGCGTAATGTCTGCCAACGCCATTAATGTAATTTTGCTTCTTAAATCCATGATGTACCTCCATTTTTTGCAATAAAAAAGGACAGTGCTTTTTTACAAGGTTTCATTATGAAGCTCTCTGGCTTTTTCTTTTTCTTCGTCATTTTTTGCTGCATCAAACGCAGCTATTGCTTGGAATTCCTTTTGATAAGCTTCTTCAAAAATATTTTTCATTTTAACCGACTTCCTTTACTCTTTATTTAGCAGGTACTTTATCTTCCTTACACTTATATTATACTACATTATACTATTTTTGTAAAGATTTTTCTTTATAGAACATCGGTTATATTTTATATATTTAAAAAGCCGTCTACATATCAATCATTTGTAGGCGGCTTTTTGAGTACACAACATATTTTTAGGAGAAGGCTTTATCATCCAACTGTTGCATCTTAATTATATCATTCCTTTAATTGCCTTGTAAATGACACCTTACTGACATGATTTTAAAAGGTGCTCTATTTGTATCCTGGCAAACTCTGCATCTTCGGCTGTGTAGGCTTTTTCGCAGTAACCATTACAGGCAGGCTTTGTTTGGTCTTTCTTATAGCTAAAAATAACATTCTGGTATACAGCAAGCTGGCGCATCTGCTCATAAGCTCCTATGCTTATAACATACTCCCAAAACGCTCTTAAGCTATCCTCGCCTTTGCTATAAGCTTCTATATACTCATTTAGCAGCTCGTTTAAAGGCTTATCCATTTTTAGCTCTGCACTTTCTTATTTTAAGAGCATTGCTGGAAGGATTTTCGCCAAGATACACGCCTTTGGTGTACGGCAGATATGCCGAAACAGTGCTCTTGCTTACACGCAATTTTTCGGCTATGTTCTCCACGCTGTAACCTTGCTCATACAAATCATTGACCTGTATGGACATATCACTTTCGTACTCACCGGCATCAATGAGAACCTTCCTGACTTTCTGTTCCGAAATGCGGAACAACGCAGCAACTTTTTTAATGCTGCCTTCTGTGCCATACGCTCTGACAATATCTCCTGGCTTCACAAAATCACTTCCTTTGTTTTGATTAATTTTCAACCCGAAATTCAATATTTTTTAAAATCTGTTTACTTACGATTGCAAATATGGCTCTAAATTTTTCTATTGCTTTTTTTTGAATATACGCTTTGTCGCCTTCAATCGCTGCGAATGCAGAACCTTGGCTTATATTTTCTGTTTCATCGTAAATTCTCATTATGTAGAAACCTATTTTTTCATCAGAATATACATCGATATAGATATTTAAGCCGTATATATTACCAACATTTTTCCTTTTAAACTCCTTCATTTTTTCTCTGCCTTTCAACATTAATGTTAACAACATTCGCAAGGCAGTCAAGATATTCGTTTATTAAATTGCCCTCGAAAGCATCACTATAAGTTATTATTAGCTTGTTGTCGTCATCGTTGATTTCGACATTGCTAAACCGCTCCAAATACATTCTAATAAGTTTTTCTTCATCGATTGTAATGTTGCTAACTACAATCGTTTTTGTGGTATTCAGCTCTTGATGAATCTTATCAGCAAGCTCTTTTAAACAGTTGTCGCACAGATGGAGCGACGAACTTTGTACATCGTTACTGCTTATTGTGACGGTTCTGCTTTGTTTTGAACCGCACGCTTGACACCAAAACAATTGCTTTGATTGTCTGCGCTCTACATGAATTTTAATCATTATAACTCATCCTCATCCCAAATTATCATTTTTCGATATTTAACGGTTTTATTGCCAAAAATAGCAGCTGGCTTAAGTTGTTTTTCCAGAACTCTTACGCAAGCATTGCCGTCGCCGTTTATACAAACATCGTCGCTCTGAAAACCTTTGCATTCAAAGCTATATTTTCCGTTTTCGGCTTTTACGAAAATATCATCATCAGCGCCAGTATTGACGATGACACCGTAAACACGATGAGCGTTTTCGCCTTTATACTGACTGTAACCGTCTGCATTATGCCACAGTTGGATGATGACGGTATCAACGGGATTGAACCGTTCGGTGTAATGCGGGATAAATCCCATAAATTTTTGCTTCCCGGTTACTTCCAGAATATAGCATTTTGTAAATCAAATATCCGTACCGAAGGTTCCGTTTTCGTAGCACTTAACGCCCTTCCAGGCTTTGCGGGCCTCATCATAGCAGCCTGGGAACATTGCGTATCTAGTTGAATAAGATGTATCGGCGATTACTTTAACAGCTCCGGCTACATTGTTATTAGCCTCGTTATACATGCTCTCTGTCCTCCTTTTAGTTAATTTTTTACAGCTTTCAAATACAAATTTTTTGGAGCTTTGCCGCTACAATCTACAATGTAGGGCACTGCGATATCGCCTTTATGCTCGGTGAAAACTTCGTAAGCCAACGTAATTTGACCATCTGGCCATTCAATGGCTTTAGTTTCGTCCTGCATTGTAACTTCCTTGAAACCTTCCGGAAGAATGATTTCCACTTCATCGTAGATTTCAGCAGGAACAACAGCATAAGTACCGCTTTCCCAGATGCTGTTAAAATTCAAAAACATCTTCATTTGCTCGCCCTCTTTCCGTAGCAGTACAAATTCCACGCTTGGTCATCTTGTTTCCACAAGTCTACCAATGCTTGACGCTCAGCACGAATTTCTGCGTCAATTTTACGCTCATATTCGATTGGGTTAACACCTTCAGGAATGTACTGTAACGCTTCACTGAAAGAAAACTCCTTAATATTGCCAACACCTTCACGATTGATGTCGGCAGCTTGCTGAGCGCATTCACCGCACAGAAAGTTGTGCGAGTTTACACGAAGTAATGCTTACCGCAATGCTGGCAAACCTTTTGGGTACCAGCTGCTTCTGCAATTAAGGAGCGAATTTTCGCAAACAGCTCCTTACGAGTCGTTTTCTTATTGAAGCGGAAAACTCTTTGTTCACCGCCGATTTTTACAACACACGCCTGACGATGTGCACGCCAGGTGAACTCGACTTGACCTATCTTCATGATTTCCTCCCTCCTTAATTCATGCGGCTGAGAATTTCCGCCTTAATTGCTTCTTCATACTGACCAGATTTACCCAAGCAAGCTTCCAGGTGCTGCGTATTATACAGCACAATTTTTTCAAACTCACCAACTAATTCCTCTTTACTCATATTTTTTAAAGCAGCAATTTTCTTTTCCAGCATTATAACCGACTTCCTTTCTTGTAAGTTCTTATATCTTCCTTACAATTATATTATACTATATTTCTCCGCTTTTGTAAAGAGCTTTCTTTATAGAATGTCAGTTTTCTTCTAAATCTTCTTTGGTTACTTCATACTCAATACTGCCGTCACGCTTGCGCAGAACTACCTCAAAGTCACAGGCAGTTGCAAGCTCCAGCAGAAGCTTAAGTGATTTGCATTTTTTAACCTTGTAGTTCAGGGACATTGGCGTAATGCCCATTTCCCTAGCTAATGTAGCCTGGTTTTTTCCTGTTGAAGCGATTAATACCTTGATTTTGTTTTCTATTGACATAGTAGCACCACCTTAATTATTATATCTCTTATCATTATACAGTGTTCTCTTTATGTAATCAATATAATCTTTTATAAAAATATTGCCTGCGAGATTTCCCGCAGGCTTTTTGTTAAGATACTTCAATCATCGTGTTTAACCACGAATCGCTTGACGCATTAATGAGCCATTTCTTATTATAGCCGTTATAATGCCTGATCAAGTAAAACTTTGTCTTGTCGCCTTCGTCATTGTACAGAGAGAAGTTAGGGAACTTCTTGCCTTCTGATTGCTCCAGCTGGTAAAAGTATTCGCGAATTTCTTTTGCTCTCTTTATAACCTCCCAGTCTGGCGTAAACTCATCAGCATAGTTGTATCGCTTTGCCCGGTCATCTGAATGTACTCTATATCCGGCAAGGTTGGGCAGCACACATATTTTATCAAACGATGCTCCCAGGCTATTCACAAAAGCAAGAATCGAATCGAAGTCATAGGCAAAATGAGTGTTACGCATACCGGGCAATTTATACTTATTGCAGTCATCGTTCGGTTCTTCGTCTGTAATGTAGAATAAGAAGTCTACGAATCCTACATACTGCAAGCCGCCATAAAGCTTCTTTCTTTCGCCAAGCATTTCACAGCAAACAATTTCAAGATAAACGCCCTTGCCGTTATCGAGGTGAAATGCTGTTCTAACACGGCAGTTGCCTATGGTGTTGATGCTGCGCTCTGCCTTTTCCCAGCCAGCACCTTCAAAATACAATGTTTTCACGTTAACCACTACCTTTCTATTGCTCATCGGTAGGAACTATTTCAAATTCTCCTATGTCAAACGCAGTTTCCTTAAATTTATCAAAAGGTGTCATATTAGCATACCCCCTTTCTGATAATCATGTGTCGGAGTATTTCTTCAGTAATCTCCATTGCTTTGTGAAGCTCAAGTACACATTTCTTGCTTGCATGAAACGTAACCAGGACATAAATACCATTCTCGTAGTCCTGAATCACGTAAGGCATCCTTCTTTCTCCCCAGCGTTCTGTCTTTTCAACTACACCACCATTAGAAGCTATTAAGTCATTGAATTTCAAGATAACATCCTCGACTATTTCCTGCTCCGGGCGCATAACGTACATAATTTCATAAGCGTTCATTTTTCTTTCCTCCTTACATTTGTTCATCTTCCTGAAAACTGTAGTAACTGCCGTCACCTATAATGATATGATCATAGCAAGGTATTCCCATTATTGCCCCGGCTTTAACAATATCCCTGGTTAACTTTTTATCGTCAGCACTAGGTGTTGCAAGGCCTGAAGGATGATTATGCGCTACAAAGATTGCAGCAGCATTTTTCATGATGGCATACTTGAAAATCTCTCTAGGATGAACATAACAGTTAGTCAGCGTTCCTTTCAGTATAGCTCTTGCCTCAATTATTCTGTTTTTGCTGTCTGCTGCAATTACCCAGAATTCTTCATGATTTAAATACCGCAACTTCGGCATCATATATTCAGCTAAGTCTTGCGGAGCACAGCAGTGTCTCTTTTCCTCAGCTTTGGTTTCGGTGAAAGCTCTTTTGCCTAACTCTACACCACACAAGAAAGCTTCTGCTTTCTGTTTGTCTAATCCATATGCTTTCAGTTCGTCGGTATCTTCCAAGCGATACAATTTCTGCGCCGTTAATTCGGAAACCTTATAAGCTTCTTGCCCTAGCAACGCTTCGCATAACTCTTTGTAACTTTTATCTGCTACTTTACACATGATTTTCACTCCAATCTTTTTTCCAGCGCACACCTTTCGGTGTACGCTGGTTCTTTCTTTTATTTATGGCTGTTTGTAGGGGTAGTAGCTTCTCGGCATCAGAAGCTTTTCACGCAATGCATTGATTCTCTTTTCGCGGCGTTTAGTATTTTCCATGAGTTCATGGAATTTATCTCCGGCAAGAGGGAGCGTTTCCAACATCAGTACATACTTTATAAGTTGTCTTGTTCTCACATTAATCACATCCAATCTTCGCAATTCTTAAGATATTCTTTCTTTGCTTCAAATAAAGCTTTTTTCATAACCGGGTCAGAGTTAACTTGCTCATAAGTCAAAAGCAAAGCATCCAGCGTATCGTCAAGCTCATAAGTTATACAAAACTCATGGTTAGCAAGTTCGTAACGGAAGGCTGATTTCAAGAAGTCGAAATCTTTCATGTGCTCCTTCTTTTCGATGTTCAGGCGTTTTACTAAATCATTATGAGCCTTAGCCTGGGCACGAAGGATATATCCTCCGAAGCCGATTTGATAAACCTTGTCGGTATCATTAGGAGCTAACCCAAATCTTTTCATGCCTTCGTTGAACTGTTCTTCAGTAAAAGCAAAGAACATTTTATCTTTGGTAAAGCTTTCGTATTCCTTTTGCTGTTCTTTGATTAAGGTTGAGTAATCTTTGTATTTCAACATCCTAGCATCCCTCCTAAAACGTCATAAATTTCATCATTGGTTTTTGGATTTTAAATTCCATATCTCCAATATGATTGTTGATTCTTGTCAAACACTTCACAACGGCGTTTGCTTCACTCTCACTGAACGGCATGCAGTCGCCTTCCTCGTTTGTGTAGCACAGCAGCACGTTACCGCACAGGCACTGATCATGTAATCTGCCGTAACCATAAATAACACTTGCAAGCTCATTGGCTACAGGCTTTTCGTTTTTCAGAAGAAATTCTTCATCGAACACCAGGGTGACTGCCGGGATGATTCCAAGCTCGCCGTCAAATTCTACTAATTGAAGCGGCATATCCTTAATATCAACAAGCTCGCATTCGCAAAGCTTGTACATAGATTCCAGGGAAATAGTTGGGAATACCTCCATCATTGGCACTTTCTCCACAGAGTTTGTTTTGCCATTGGCATCAACCACAGTTTTCAGTAAAATTGCATAGTTCATAAAATCGACTTCCTTTCTAAAGCTATTGGCAAGGACTTTGAACCTTCTGCCCGGTAGCTTTACAGGAGCTTAAGCTCCTGTCATCAGCTTTTAAAGCTCTATACCTCTTTCCGCTGCAATTTCTTCCAGCTCTTCAAAATGCTCATTCAAGCATTGATGATGCCATGGGTCGCGCGAGCTGTTGTAAATCTTAATCAGCCTAGCGTTTTCCTGCTTTAATTCTTCGTTAGTCATGTCTTTAGGTTCTTTCATTGGTTCTTCCTCCTTAAATTTCAATCTCGCCTTCAGCAAATGCCTGATAAATATCTTGAGCCATCAAGTAAGCATCACTAGCTTTTTGGTATCTCTCGTCAGCTTCTTCAGTAATTTCATCATACACATCGGCTTGTTCTGCTCTGGAAGCATTCGGATTATTCTCAAGCCATGCATAGTAATCATTTTTGGCTTCTTCCAAAGCTAGCTCTTGCTTCCTCTTTTCTTGGTAAAATTTGAGTTTTGCTTCTTTCAGCACACCTACGATGTAGGTTAACTGCTTGTAGTTTAATTTCATTTTGTTCTACTCATTTCTATTGTTCAATCATAGTAACATCGTAGCGGCAATATTTATACTCCACGGTGTCTTTACCCCAGGTAAAGGTTCTTCTGAGCTGAAATTCTCTTCCGTTATAGCCGATGCTGAACAGAAGATAATCAACTGTATATCCATTGCTTGCACTTTCAAGCAGAACAATCTGCTTCATCGCCGGAGCAAAGCCGAAGTATTTTTCCAGGCATTTGCAGGCAAGCTTTTTCATTTCTTGCTTTTCTTGATAAGTCATTTTTAAGTCCTCCTTAAAGTTTAAGCTTTAGGCACAGGGTTTGAACTGTCTGCCTGCCAGCTTTACAAGGGCTATCGCCCTTGTCATCAGCTTTTATTTAGCTTCTTCGATTGCTTGCAGCATATTTGCAAGCTTTTCAACCTCATTCCATTTTCGTTGCGCTTTATTTCTAGCAACGCTGCTTTTAGGGAATTTTTCTGCAATTTTTTTAAGGTCGCACCAAACTAGCACTGCTTCACTTAATGCTGATTTTAATTCTTCTTGTGTCATTGTTACGACTTCCTTTCTTGTAGGTTACTCTCTCTTCCCTACACTTATATTATACTATGAAACTCACCTTTTGTAAAGATTTTTCTTTATAAAAGGTGAGTTTTTCTTATTGTTTTTCGATATTTTTTTCTTTGGCAAGACGAGCTGCCCTTCTGCGCTTTTTATCTTCCAGCAGGTTCACGCCATCTACGCCAAACAGCAAAGCGGTTAGCTGCTCGACAGCATCGTTTGTGTCACGCCATATCTGCCTTTCGCTCACTGACCATTTTTGCGCAAGACTTGCTACCATATCGGTAACATACGCTTCTGGCGGACAAGGTTTAAGGAACAGCACGTCAAGCACATCTGCCCGGCGCAAATCTTCCTGCTTGCCGCTGTTATACCTGGTCTGCTTGTAAAGTGCTATCATGTCGTCCATGTAGTTTATCAGCACTTTTGTTCGCATTGTTGAGCTTATAATGCTTTCAAGTTTTAGCTCATTAGCTCCCATGCTTTTCAGGTTTTGGAACGAATCAAGAATTTCGATAGCCGAAATCTGTTCATCGTCGATATTGACAATCTCGCTAGTCTTTAACGCTGCGTGCTCCTGAAGGCTTCTGTAATTCTTTAGCAGCAAGCGCACGTTATACAGTCGCTTATCGAAATCCCTCCGCTGTGCTTCTTTGCTGTACAAATCATCACACAACTTTTTAGATGTCTTTTTTGCGGTCTGTTCTGCCACACGTTCGATAAGTTCTTCGAAATACGCCAGCGGAACGGTTATCGTGCTTTGATTTTCATTTACAGTCATATCTTCCATGCGCTTACTCCCTTCTGTTATTTAAGTTCTTTGATAAGGCGGTCAAGATACCATCTTGCTTTTAGGCAATCTTCTACGCCGTTTTTTTCTTCGTAACGCCATAAATATTTGATGATGTTGGCAACGCAGACAGCTTCAATGCCTGTTTTGCCAACTGTAGCAGCCTTTAGGGCATCTATACACTCAATACCGCCTTTGGTGTAGTGTTTCGGATGATTTACGTTATCCTCAGGGAGCGGCATTGTAAAGCTATCCTTTGAATTCTTCGGTGCTTCTTTGACAATAACGTATTTATCATCTTTTAATCCGATAAAACTAAATGGAGATTTAAACGCACTCATTATTTATGCTCCTTTATCCATTTTTCGTGTCTGGCAACTGCTCCAGCTGTAGGTGAAAGCGTTTCAAGATACATGGCTTTCAGTATTTTACACTGCTGGATTTTCCATTCGCTAAAAGCATTACAAGTAGCGTGGCAGCCTATTTTTCTTTCTGTGCATCCTCTGCATGGTGTTTTCATGTAGCACCTCTAAAATAATTCTTGTTGGTTGCTTATATCATTCGGTGTTTTAGTGGTAATGCCTGGATATGATCCTGCGAACTTTTTCATCCGGTAATCATAATACTTTCCGTCGGCAGCCATATAGTTTGCGTCAACTTCCTCAGGTGTCGGCATATAATATTGGGCTGGCAAAGGAATATTGGTACACAGCTCTTCAAGTCTGCTCTTTCCGTAAATTATATGATTCCTTACTAAATTCATGTTTTCGCCGTCAGGATAAAAAGGGTCTTGGCATCCATAGGTCCGGATATGTTCCCACCGCAAAAAACTGTCTATAAGCATAGCTGTTTCTTCTTTAATTTGTTCTTCAATGCTTTTTTCTTTTTTTGGCATTTTACACACTCCCTACATTTCTTCTACTTCCGGGTCGTACAGCTCAAGAAGTTCTAAAAATTCTCCTTTGCTAGCTATCTTTATAGCTTCTTCAGGCGAAGAAGCTAACACTCTGTCGTGAAAATCAACCTCGCCCGAAATCAAACTGCGCCAGCTAATAAGATAAAGCTTAGCGTCCTGTTGAGCCATAACCGCCACCACGAACAGCACTTGCTTCATCGTCCGAGGTTACGCAGTAACGCACGAAGATTCCCTGTGCACAGCGTTCACCTTCTCTGATGATGATAGTTTCTCTGCCGTTGTTTCTGAATTTAACACCTATATTGCCGTCATTGTCCTGGTTGTTGGCATAATCGCTATCAATAATGCCTACGCCGTTAACTAGCGACAAATTCAACTTAACCGCAAGACTGCTGCGGATGAACAGCATTAGGACCATATCGCCAGGCATAATAGCTTTGATGTTCAGCGGAATAAGTACGCTTTCACCGCCAGCTGGAACAAAAATATCTGTCGGTGCGTAAAAATCATAGCCAGCAGAAAACTGTGTGCTACGTTGCGGAAGCTTCGTGTTTGCTGGTGCGTCAATCGTCGGTAAAAATTTAATCATCTTAAAAACCTCCTAAAATATCTCTCCAGATTATAACCAGGATTCCAATAGTACCCATAATAGCAAAAATTTCCATACAAATACTTGCAACAAGATGTAAATATTTTAAATTACCACTCCCTGTTTAACATCCATAAAGCTACACACATAACAGCTACGTCAAGCAGTGTGCAACTGACAATATCAACTAAGCATATTTCCATTGGTTGTACCTCTGGCAATCTCTGCTAACTTTGCTCTTTGTGCTTTTACTGCATCAAGCAGCGGCTTTTGAAAGCGGCAATCATCGTCTAAAGCGATTCTTCCGGTTTCCTCTAGTCTGCTTTGCATTAATTCAAAATTCCATTCAATGTCTCTTTCCATCTGCGTCAACATCCAATCTGGCATTTTATGGAGATTATCGAACAGCTCGTTTTGAATTTCACGCAATGCCTGTGTGGGAATTCTATGCACGGCGTACCTAAACGCGAACAGCAGGACTATTAATTTTTCATCTTTCATTTTTTTACTCCTTATTGTAATGAACTAATTTCGCCGCTTCTGTCATCATGCTCATTAATTCTTGCATAGCCATTTCTTCACCATATTTGCCACGCACACCTAATGCTGCCTGCGCCATCGTACCAATGATCAAGCTTTTAAGGATAATATAATTACCTGATGCACAAACAACATCATCGTTATTGCTGTCATTATAGGCAATTATAAAAGATGCTCCACATTCTTGTAGCAGTTCTTTCGCCTGTTCGGCTTTCTTGTAATTAATCATCATTTTTCCGTCTTTCTTATCCAAACGCCATTAGCTAACTTTTCCAAATCTATTTTCTCCCGGCAATGCGGACAAATCGGCATCATATCATTCTTTCGTCCCATATGTTCCTGTAGCATCTTTAGCACACGTTTATATGGTCGAAACTTCGTGCCAATCTCATAGCACCTCAACGTCTGTTTCCTAGCTCTGTCATAGTCCTTTGCTATTGCTTGCCAATCGTTACACATCAGCTCCAGTACAACGATAGGTTCAACCATGTTGCCACAGTGATTGCAGAAGCAGATTTTGGTGTCCGGGTCGACTGTAAAACTGATAGGCTTTTTACTGCCACCATAGATGTCTGTTTCTTTATAGCAATGGCAAGTATTTCTGCCCTGCTCACGCTTAATTGGTGAAAACTTTAATATTTTCATTTTTCCTGCTCTTTCCAGTATACAATTTCTCGCCCACAATAAGGACAATAGCCGTATTCTTCATAACGGTCAATAAATTCAGCATTACACTCGTTGCACCTGTATTCTGACACTAATTCATCACATACAAAACGTTGCAACCGTATTACTGTTGTTTTTTCCATGTTCTTTATCACTCCTTTATAAAAAAGCGGCGGCGTGAGAATTCTCAGCAATGCCTACTGCCATTCGGCAACCCAGCCGCCGCACCCTAGGGCTAGTTATTTATTTTTTGCTGTTGATAGTTGCAGCCAAGTAATCGAGAATTCGCAAGGCCTCATCCTTAGTATCGTAAGTGCCATAGACACATTTCTCTCTGTCTGTATACACGCAAACATCCCACTGTTTCTTGATGCCTCTTTGATGTAATTTAACCGCATTTATTTTCTTTGCTTTAATCCATTGCGTTTCGCCAATCTTAATCAGCATTTTTTCACTCCTTACTGTCTACGATTTTTCGGCCATTTTTTGACGGCTTCCGGGTGCTTTGCTTTCATTCTTTGCACAAACAATTTTTTTAAACTGAACCACGCATATCTATTTCTTCTAAAAACAACATTTACGGCACGTCTAATCATTACTAATCGTGGCAAGAATTCACTTCCGGGCGGTTTCAAATGTTTGTAGTCGTTTAGCTTATTGCCAATGGTTCTTTTCATAATTTTCACCTCAACTTTTTCAAGGGACTTTTTGCCCCAACCTACAACTTTTTCAAGGAAGTTTTACGCAAAACCCTATCTTCCAAGCAAACCAATTCCGCCCCACATTTTCCACAATAGGCTTTATCGTCATTATATGTCGGCAAATCGTTATCATCACTGTTAATTACTCCGCAATTAGGACATTCCAGCCCCCACCCGGCAGCAAGTAATGCAACCGCTGAAATATCCTTATCATGGTATGCGTCAAGCTCTGGCTCGCGCCATACTTTAATATCCTCGGTTTCATCAGCGTTCCAGCCTTCAGCAACGGCTACCATAGATTTCGCTTCTTCTGAATTGTCAGCAAAAACGATGTAGTTGTAAAAGTTTATGTAATTTTCGTAGCTATATGCCTTCATTTTCCTTTCTCCCACTCATCAAAACACTTCTTGCAACAGAACCCTTCATTGTTGATGTAAAAATTTGTCGCATCTTCTATTATTGCACCACAGGTATTGCAAGTGAAATGCCAGCCGTGGTCTAACCATTCCTTAACAGGGATTTTGTCAACGCTCTCGTATTTGTCTGCCCAAGGCATACGCCAGACTCTGATGTCCTTATAATTTATGCCGTTCATCATGCTGAAATCTTGTTTAGCCTTTCCTGCTGTTTCAGCAAATGTTATTTCTTCCGATATATCATCAATATCGTAGTCTGCGGCGTTCGCAAAAACATATGCTTTATTCATGCATTTTCACCTCCTTAAATTTTCAAGGGAGTTTTTGTCCCCACGTGCAGCTTTTTCAAAGGACTTTGAGCTGTTGCGTTTTTTGCAACAACTTTTACACGAGAAAATTGCAACATGTTGCAATTTTCTCGTGTAAAGCTCTATTCAGTGCATTTAATCAGTATATCGCTGCTATTATCACGCACTTTCAACAACCATACATCGTCAAGCCATGTTTCTGATACATCACCATCTTCATCGTAGCACTCGATGTTGATTTCATAGTCGACGCATTCATTAGCTTTCGCCCATTGATACAGCTCTTTAATCGTCATTGTTTTCCCTCCTTCTTACCCACTTTTTGGCAAACAACCGGATATAATGTAAATACCTGCTATCAGTCAACGGCTCAACGCTTTTACGTTGTGGTGCTTTTTTAATCACCTTGAATTCATTGCTTTCGACGATTAATCCAGCATCTTTTTCCTTGCATACACGCAAGACTTCTTCTTTGTGTTTAGCGTAAAGCTCCATCGGCATACAATAGTAGAAACCTCTTACATCCGGAAAGTTGTGATATAAGGTTTTCTGTTGGTCTGCTCTGAAATCAGCAATACTCAGCTTTATCTCGACTTCGTATAGATATCTGCCTTGAGTGATATACAGGAAATCCGCCTCGTATTCAAAACTGCAATATACTTCACGTCCATCTTGCATGATTTTTGAAAATACCCATTCACCATCCGCTTTGTATTGCGACATTATAATGTTTGGACCGCAATCAAGCCCTCTCTCGATGCCGTAGTGCCGCCCTAAGCGCAAACAAAGACTATCTTCTGTATGTTTATCGCCATAATTCATTTAAAGCCTCCTACAGCTTATACTCCACTCCAAATTCGGCAGCCACCTTAGGCAATGCAGCTTCTGCTTCTTCCTGGGTACGGTATACCCAGCCTTTGGCTAATAAAGCTAAGTCAAACGGATGATTCGACCATTGTTGCTGCCAAGCGCACCATTCCCCGAGGAACCTGCAGAATGAGTAATAGGTTTCTCCGACTTTCGGTTCCCATTGCTCTACGGTTTCGGTGTAACTGGTCGGTAATTCGTACTCCGCTCCTATTTCTTTTGCCACAGCAGGCAAGGCTGCTTGCGCTTCTGCGCACGTGCGGTAAACCCAGCCTTTTTCAAGCAAGCCATACTCATTCGGAAAGCCGCCCCAGTGCAACGAGCCTACACCCCATTTGTCGCCCATGAGTACAAAGGTAAAATAAACATCGCCTTTCTTCGGCTTCCACGGTAATTTGACAATTTCGTCTTTGCCATTCAGTAAAGCAACAAACGCTACCTTAGCAGCTAAATCGGATAGTTCTATATTATTGTCATAAGTTAATTGTAATCTGTCGCTAGCAAATCTATACGTCAACTCCTCATGTCCTTTAATTTTAAATTCTTCGCCCAGCTCCACGCCGAGCATCTTTGCAATTTCCTGGATTAAATTTTTAGTCATTATTTTTCCTCCGTTTCTTTTTACATTCGCAACATCTATTGCATCCATCACAAAAAAAGCCTATATATACAAGATACGCAAAAAGCGGCGTAACAATTAGACCAAGGATAGTGAATATTTCGTCGTCGGTTCCAGCGGTCAATAATAATTCTGCCATGTTATCACTCCTTTATTTCCGAATAACCACCGCTGTGGTGCTACTGTCTAATTTGGCGATTGCCAAATTGCTTTCTACAACCAACTCGTTGAAAAGCTCATTCCATGTATCTACGTGCAATGTCATATCTTCTGCGTTTCGTTCTTTTGCCCATTCGTAAAGTTCTTTGACGGTCATGGTTTTCTCTCCTTCTTCATTTTTTCTTGGCATTTAGGGCAATAGGCTTTATAGCCTAATTGTTTATCCTTAATAAATTTCCAATCTGTTTGTGCTTCGATTATAGATTTTTCGGACGGCAAGTCTCGTCTGCGCATAACTCCTGTCGGTTCAAAGAAATCACCACACCCATCGCAAAAAAGCGTTAGCTCGTATTGAAAACTCATTGCTCTTCCTCCTTTATGGCCTTACTTGCCTTTGCTATTTTCTCAATTAGTGCATCTACGGCTTTATCCGCAAATTCACCTGTAGCCTTGATGTTTGCTGGTGTTATATGTTCTGCAGCATACATAGCGTATATTTCTTTTTCTGTCGGGAGAAATACTCCCAAAATATCTAAAAGCAAAGCTGTACAAACAAGTATTTTAACTGCCTTAACGGATTCTTTATTCTTATTAACATCTGTCATGACTGCTATTGTAGCAATCACGGTATATATAGTTACAATAAAACCTACTATAAGGCAAAACCCTTGTATAAAGTCTATTCTTCCTGCCCAGTAAATCAACCACGGCGAAACAATCGGTTCGTTCATTACTCTTCCTCCTCCCTTTATCAGCGACAATCCCATGTTTCGAGATATGCCCATTCACGTTCCATATCGTATTCTATTTGTTTATCATCATAGATTTCTTTTCGTGTGGGCAAATATCCATACTCCGCTATTGCCTGCTTTACTACTTCACGAGCTTCCATTTTATCAAGTAGCATACAATATTTTGCAAGCATTCTTCGTCTCGGCTTCGCCCCTAACCTAGCTAAAAACTCGTCAGTCCAATCATTTTGATGATAATACCATGAAAACTTTTGTCGGCAAGGTACTTTCCGCTTTGCACAGCTATGCTTACATTTTCTGCACGATTTATACGTTACAAATTCTTTGTACTCTGCGGCGCTATCGCATAGACACCTTTTTAATCTACTCATTACTCTTACACCCCACAATCTTTCTGCCGCACCAGCAGCAGTACGACTGCCCAAAATTTTCAAACGTACCACCGCACTTTTTGCAGCGATACATCGGGAACGCCTCTTGATAGTATCCCATATACGTCGCCACTGCTTTATTGTCAAGCTCATGCTTTAAAGCTGTTAATACAACCTTTTTCTTTTTTATCCGGGAGATAACCCATTTTTTATCGTTATCTGTCAAACGGCCACGTTGAAGCGCAAACTTCGACTTCGAGATTGTCCCTTTAGTCTCCAAAATTTGTTCACGTAACATCTTTTCGCGTTCCGGCAGGCTATCCCACCATTGTTTACGTTCTGGAGTCATTACCTCTTCCTCCTTTAGTCAATTTCTTCAGCTTCGGTATATTCAATTTCCTCGTCACAGTTAATGCTAACAGTAGCAGAATCGGTGTCACACACGCCAATTATCTTATCAGTGCCACCATTGCCAACAAAAGCCATTACCGAGGAACATTCATTGTAAGCTCTTTCAATAGCATCTTCCTTATCTTCCGCTTCCAATTCTACTCGCACCCATGTCGATACTTTTCCATAAACCGCATATTTTTTCATTCACTCTTCCTCCGCAACCAGAATTATACTTTTGCTCATTGCTACTACCTCCGCTTTCTTTCAACTTTTATCTCAAATTAATAACCACTTCCTTGCATTGACGTTCTTCAATACACTGGTCGTTAATGATCCAGCATTCATCTTCTTTACCATTTCCGTCATAGCATTTGACTGTTATTTCCATTCCTTCGCAGTCATGTTTGACTGCCCATTTATAAAACTCTTCGACGGTCATTATTATCACCTCTTTATTTTTACAAAAAACGTCCAACGTGTTTTTCCTTGCTTATCTCCGGCAAGCGGAAGATAAGGTAACGCACACCTCAGCACATCCTTATGCGGAATGTCCTCATCGCTCCATTTAAACAGCAACATCCCACCAGGTTTAAGCACTCTAAAGCACTCAGAAAACGCTTTTGTCATCCACTCTTCCCATAGCACCGGAAGTTGCCCATACTTCTGTGCCAACCAGCTGCTCTCGCCAACTTTTACCAGGTGCGGCGGGTCAAAAATGATGTAGCTGAATGCTTCATCTGCTATATTCTCCATGTTGGTTACATCAATTATCTTGTCTGGCTGAATATGTAATTCTCTTCCGTCGCAGAGCTTTGTATGCAGCTCTCGTATGTCACAAAACATAACAGCGTCGCTCTCTTTGCCATGGAAGAACATCTTGCTTCCACAGCATGGGTCTAAGATAAACGGCTTATCCATTATTGCCTCCTTGCGCTGCATTGATTTTTTTAGCAAGCTCATCCATAGCTTTCTCTGCTTCTTCATAATCGCTACATTCTTTATAACCGAATTCTTCTCCGTTTTTCATGCTTACGAGGATTGTATAATAGCAGCGACTCATACCTTTGCACAGCGCCACTCTTAAGCCAACAACATTGCTCATATCTTGCCACGTGCCATTCTTAAGCTTAATTAACATTCCTTTCGCTCTTCCTCCTTGCGTCCGCCGACATTCTCCAGCTCATCACCGATACGCTTAATGGTTCTGCCCAGGATTTTACACATTTTCTTCAACCACTGAACGCTATGCCCTTCAAGCACCTTGTCCATTTCTTCGTCGGTCAAGTCCGAGAAGCAAACGCTTTCCCAACGATTGTTACGTTTAACTCTAAAATAAATTCCGTCTAAATCTCTATTTACCATATTTTTTCCTCATTTCCATACGCACTTCATAGTCTACAACGCTCACCCGGAACAGCTCACGTGCTTTACGCAAGCAGTAACGATAATATTTCAGCTTCTGCTGTCTTCGCTTTACCACAGCCATATTAACCACCCAATCGCAGCACCTAACAGAGCACCAAACATAGCAGGTATGCCGATGATTAGTATAACCGTGATCATGTCGATGATTACATTTAGCAATTTACTCATTTGCATTACCTCTGTTTGGATTCTGTTTCCAGCCACCTACAGGACGATACAGATGTAAAACATCGTATATCCCGCCTACGCCGTGTAAATACTCGCTTTCTTTTGGGTGAATCTGATGAACTTCTTCTTCCGGTAGCCAGAACACGTCTTTAACCTGGCACATAACCTCCCATGAAGGTGTTTTATTCGTCGTGCCGCAAAATTTCACGCTCACGTGCTCCCATTGGTTGCCGTCCTGATCAGGCTCAACGCCTACAACACACTGCAAGCTCTTTTTGATTCCTGGCAGATGCAGGAAGCCTATTAACACCAAGCCTTCAAAAGCAAAATCATTTTTCTTGTCGGCTTGAAACTTTTCATTTGCCAAAATCTCATTAACACTTCTCATCTTAATCTCCTTGCTCCGCACAGTTGCGGATTATTACTGCACTGTTTACATTCCTTATCGCACTCCCAGCAGCATACGTGGCAAACCTCGCTTCTTACGCAGCCGGGGAACGGAAAAGGGCAAACATATTTATTTTTCAGCTTTTTCGTGATTATCGGCTCTGTATCTTTCAAAAAATTTTCGGCAGGCTTTTGAGATATAGCCTTACTTTTGTTAGTTGCCTGCCTTCTAGTTTGCGCAAGGCTCATGATTTTGTGCTTGCACTCCTTGCCACCGCAGCTCATTCCTTGCCGCCGGGCTAGGTTAGATACATCTCTGTAACATTCAGTGCCACATTCGCAAAGGCATTTTGCAACCGAAACCTTCTTTTTAGGTCTGATGCTGATAACGCCTGGAGGATAAATTTCAAGCACTGTCAGCATACCTATTTTCTGCCCTAGCAGATAGCTCCAATCCTTATTCTGCATTAAACCGACTTCCTTTCGCTTTACTTTAACCAAACTGTTCCATAGCACGATGAGCATCTAAACGCCCATTTTACAGCACCTTTTCTGTCTACAATTTTTGCGCCGTAGACAAGCTTTATTTTTT